TCAATTTTTATTTTAAACTTGCTGTTAATCGTATGGTGGGTTTTATACTAGTCGTATTCATTAACAAATTGACAATATTAAATAGAATTATACGCGTATTGTCACCACATCTGATTTTATGCGCCCCAAAAAATCAGTATCTCAAGTTTATTTTGTAAAATATGTTCGATTTTACAATATAATTAATTGGTTTAAAACATAATGTATGATGTTATAGATATAACATATATGAGTTCTTAAAAAAAGTTAAAAACAAAAGCATAAAATTATGGTTTTATTCTTTTTCATCTTCTTCTTCATCGTCATCTTCCTCATCTTTATCTTCTTTATCTTCTTCCAGCTCCTATCGACGAGTTTTTTACATGGGGGTCGTTCCATATGGATATATTGTTTATTTTATTGCATACAATTTATAAAAAAAGTTAAAAACCAAATAATAAATTTATTTTTTAGTTTTTATTTTGTTTTTGACCTTTTAACAATATTTACATTTAGTGTCAGAGTGTTTTATTTACATGCCCAATCGTGATATCCACCAATTTGGCTTTGATATCTCCGGTTTTTATAGTGGTATGCTCCACTACAGTTTTTTACTTATAATAGGCGGCACTTGCGTCCTACACTTCATAAAAAGCCACGGTTTATAAATACTTTGGTGTATTTAGGTCCGTTTCGCAGATTCCCATCTACTTACAACCATCGGTTTTAGAATTTATAGTTGGCGTCCCATCTATAAACTCAAAGATGGTCTCGGTGGCCCGATAGTGCAGTTTAACGTCATACTTCCAGGACAATGTAGCGTATCTTTTAAAGTAGAACCCGCTAAGTCTACTCCTATTTATGGTTAGGGAACCGGCGTATCTTTTAAAGTAGAACCCGCTAAGTCTACTCCTATTTATGGTTAGGGAACCGGCGTATCTTTTAAAGTAGAACCCGCCAAGTCTACTCCTATTTATGGTTAGGGAACCGGCGTATCTTTTAAAATAGAACCCGCCAAGTCTACTCCATTATCAAATTAAAGGCGATGCCTAGAGAATGACTAGCTCAACAATATTACTCATTGTCAAAGTGATCTGCAACGTGATTCAGATCAGATGGGAACCCCCATCTAATAACATTTAAATTATAGGAACATACAAACAGTTTATTTTTCAATTTTTTACCTAGTAATATAAACATAGAAATTATAGTTGGATTGAAAAAGTACCACAATAAATACAATTATATGTTTATTGTCACCACATCTGATTTTCGGCGCCCAATTGTCACTGTTAAATAGAATTACACGTTTATTTGTTACCACGTCTGATTTTCGGCGCCCAACTTGGCACTATTAAATAGAATTACACGTTTATTTGTTACCACGTCTGATTTTCGGCGCGCAAAAAATCAGTATATAGCATCACAAGTTTATTTTGTAAAATATGTTCTATTTTACAATATAATTAATCCAATTTATTTGTTCCATTTATTATACTCATTTCACTTTGTTTATATAATTCACCAAAACTGTCAGTATAATACTTTTCCATTTTTTTATATCTTTCTTTTATTTTATTAGTTAATTCTTCTTCATTTAGATCTTTAAATTCTTCAAAATCAGCATAACCATTTTCTACTAGATCCTGTATGATATCTTTCTTATTGCTTACCAACCACTTCTTATCTTTATAAATTTTCGCGAATTTATCATGAATGTTTGTAATCTTTATATTATGATTTTCTGGATGCTTTCCATTAAAATGTTTTAGTTCGATTAATTTGGATATTGCAGATAATGGGGTTTCTAATAATTTAACGAATCTATTAAATGTAATATAATCAATATTCTCTGAACCATAATTATTTATTACTATATTATTAACAATTCCTTTATTTATATTATTAGTTTTATTTTTATTTGAAATGTTATTTATAGTTTTCGGTTCTAATAATGCCATTTTATTAATAAGTTGTTCCACTTGTAGTGTTAATTTATCATTATTTTCTTTTAGGATCTTAATCTCGTCATTTACATATTGGTCTTTATTTATTTTTGCAGCACTACATCTACTATTTATATGTCGTTGCAATGAAGATTTACGTGTAAATAATTTATTACAATAAGAACATACTAATGTATTTGAATTGTGTATTATTTCGGCGGTGCAACCCGGTGCAGACTCGGTGCAATTTGGTACACATTTGTGTGTAATTTCATATTCAGTAGCTTCCTCGTCGAATCCATGTAATTTTAATATATCATATATACTCGTCTCGTTGAATTTTGACGGACATGTGTTTTTCTTTAATAAATGTTTTTTAAATACAGATTTATGATATGTTTCATAATTGCATCTTAAGCATGTATAATTTACCATTATATAATAGTATTTATATATTATTTTTAAATCTTTTTGTATAAGTGTTGTATAATTATTGTATAAGTTTTGTATAATTCTTGAGTAATTTAATACTTTATTTTAAGAGAGAGAGTTTTATATTTTACACACTTGAACATTTAAAATGGGACAAATTATAGGTAAGTTTTTTTAAGTTTGTCCTTATGTAGTAGCATATACTTTCCCTCCCCCCGAATTTTTAGGTTCCCAGCAAAGCACTGTAAAAAAACTACCAAAACAGCATACACCTAAAATATCTTTTGGATTATCAGCACCTTGATGTGCACATACTACACAACCTGGAAATAGGCATTTCATAATAATATTTGGTTCTTCCGGGGGAGAAGGACTATCCTTGACATAAGAATAATAATACCAACCACTTCCTATCATACCAACGACATCAATTAAAGCAACAGTTTCTACAGCAATAGACATATTTATCTAATAAATTATATTTTTATATCTTTTTATATCTTTTTTATATTTTGTCCCATTTTAAATCTTCAAGGGTGTAAATTAATAAGAAAATCATTTTAACAATATGTAATATTGATTCAAATATCATATATATATCACATATGAATTTTTAAAAAAAGTTAAAAACAAAAGCATAAAATTATGGTTTTATTTTTTATTTGGTTTTATTGGTTTTTTATAGAGTATATCATTTATTTCCCGTAATACTCTTTCCTTGGCTTGCCACTTTGTGTAGTAGCATCCTTAGATCCGCCCATATTGACTTGAAATTGTGCATCTTGCTTAGATCCTGTCAAATCACTTTCTCTTCTCACTTTCTCTCCTTCAGCTGCGGCTGTACGTTTTGGTTTGTCGGTAGGAAGTCATAGGTATTTTCGGTAGAGTGTCGACTTAAACAACATCTACCTAGTATTATTGCCTCGGCTGATTAATCGGACCCTTAATACAGGTTAACATATTTCACCAGGAACACTGGATATGGTAATGTCATTTCTCATCGTACCATGTCAATAATAACTTTCTTTTTCGTAAGCAGTTACCTTCTCAGGTACCTCGCCGTATCAATTATTACCCTTCATCTATGCCAGATCATTCCCCGTGTAATCACAGTCAGGAACTCTTGGTCGCTAGACTAACTGCTATTGCAGATACATTGTCAAATTAAAGGCGATGCCTAGAGATTGACTATCTCAACAATATTACTCATTGTCAAAGTGATCTGCAACGTGATTCAGATCAGATTCTGTAGTTTTTTAAATGGTATACACCATCGAGTTTATCAATTAAAATGACTAGTAAAACATAAATGTATCTACAATCGCGATGCGATATCCTATAATTAATTTACTCATCCCTAATACGGGTTTCACGACTGCACCCTTCATTGATATACTTCTTCCTGCGTATTGGTACTTCGTTACCTATCAATGTACTCACCCCGCATGTCGTGCGTGACACTCGTTCCTCTCAGCCTTTAGTGCCTCCGGTTTTTAATTTGGTATGCTCCACCTGTGTCTTCGGTATAATACCAGGGTGACGTCATACCCCAATGATTTTTTACTATTGGATCATATAGGTTAAATATATTTCAATTTTTATTTTAAACTTGCTGTTAATCGTATGGTGGGTTTTATACTAGTCGTATTCATTAACAAATTGACAATATTAAATAGAATTATACGCGTATTGTCACCACATCTGATTTTATGCGCCCAGATTGGCACTATTAAATAGAAGTATATGTTTATTGCCACCACGTCTGATTTTCGGCGCCCCAAAAATCAGTATATATCATCACAAGTTTATATTGAGTAATTTAATACTTTATTTTGAGAGAGAGTTTTATAAATTAAATTATATAAATTAAATTATAAAAATTAAAATATAATATATATATACATATGTCTCATAAATATATGAAATATAAGTCTAAATATCTTAACTTAAAAAGTCAAATAGGGGGTGCAATTGGAAATGAAACACAACAAGAAACTTATAATACTGATTTTAGAATTAGAAACAGTTTTAGACTTTTTGGGAATAATACGAACACATATTTTGGAATAGATTTTCACGTAGACGCAACTACAAATATACCAGAGAGTTGGAAAATATCGTCATTGGGATGATAGTCATGATTATATTGCATTAGTAACTTTCACGGGTCGTAAATATCCAAACAGTCATATTAGCGTAGATTGGAATATTGAACCTAATTTTAATATTATGGAAGAAGAAGAACAATATATAATAGAATTAAGAAAAATTAACGCCTTCAAAAAGAGGCATGGAAGAAAAATTATAGAATATGTAACAAATCAATTTGCACAGAAATATCCACATTTAGTATTATCTTCTGATTAATCCTGAAGAATATGGAAGAAGTGAATTTATTTTTCATATATTATTACCAACTATATTGTATATCGTATATGACGTCATTTAATGTAATGATACACTATGTTTCCTACTTGAGTTGTATAAAATTCCGCTTTATTACACCCTTTCAATATATTTATATGCGTACGCGATGGTGTTTTCAGAAAGGGTCCAAATAGTATTTTTATATGCGAAGGTATGGCGAATATATCTACATGTTATCGATCCAAAAAGTATCATATGTTGGATCATGCACATGTATAGCAAAATGATGACTATATCCATTGTATATACCATTATTGATTCTAGTGCATGTTAATCCATCATTAATAATTTTTGTATTCCCAACATTTATTACTACCCAACTTGGGTAATCAGTTAATAACTCTGATAACTCTATTATTTGATTTTCTATATATATAAATTATTTAATATATGTATTTAACTAGATACCTATTTCAATATTATATATAAATTAATATGGCATTATCACTTATTATAAATTTATGCTGTTCTTTTCTATTTTGTATGATGTATACTTCACTCGTTGGAGCGTCTGAAGGCCCATTAGTGAAACTGAATAATGGGGTTCACTATCAAGGCAAAACCGAACACGACGGTGACTCATTTAGAGGCATACGATATGGGCAATCACCTGAAGGCGTTTTACGCTTTGCCCCACCCTTAATGTATACGCCACCTACTGACGACGTCATCGACGCCACAAAATTGGGTTATGTATGCCCACAAAATAGTTGCACTAATACAGGTTGCAGCGAAGATTGTCTACTAATGAACATTTTTACAGGGACGAATGCAACCGCACAAGCTGTCGACAGCGGTAATCTATTACCTGTCGCCATCTTTGTTCATGGTGGTTCTTACACGTCTGGTAGTGGAAACCTCTATCCAGGCGGACCTCTGGTTAACTTCATGGACGGCAAGGGTATCGTTGTCACCATCAATTATCGACTGGGTGCACTGGGCTTCTTGGGTTCCTCGCAATTGCGGGTCATCGATACCAAAGATGGCTCTACGGGTAATATGGGTATCCAAGATCAGCGACTCGCTTTCCAATGGGTTAAGGAAAATATTAAATCATTTGGAGGAGATGCCGGCAAGGTAATGATTTTTGGAGAATCCGCTGGAGCCGGTAGCATGACGATGCATCTGACTATGAAGAAGAGTTTTGGATTGTATTCGCGCGTGATACTGGAGTCTGGTGCTTTCTCACAATGGAATATGCAGCCTATGGCCCGCGCACAAAGCTATTATGACTCCTTTATATCTTTGGTTGACTGTACTGCTGAAGACATAGCATGCTTGCAGGCGCTAAGTCTCGATGAAATCCAAACTGTCTACAAAGAAATTTCTGGTAGCGTCAGTTCTTCAGATCCTTTTATATCCGGACCGACCATAGACGGTGTAGAAGCGATGGTTCACCCGTGGATTGCTGCAGCTAATGGTGACGTCAACAAAGTACCCTTAATGTTTGGAACTAATCGTGACGAAGGTTCTATGTTTTGCGACTTGCATGAAGATGCAACCCTGGACGATTTGCATAACTATTGGACGACATTCGATGTAGATGCTGCTGGACAGGATGTTCTTGACAATATGTACTTGAACGACAAAACATATCCTGAACATAATGGCGCAACAGAAAATTGGTGGGCTGGAATGCGTTCGCTTGGTGACAATGCAATGTCCTGTCCAGCGAACTATGCCGCAGCGCAGTTACATTCCCAACAACCAGTGTACCAGTATTTCTTCCAACATGTAACCAAGTATGCTAACAAACATGATGGTTTAGTAATTCATGGATCTGAACTGCCTTTCGTATTGCATCTTGAGAATATCTTCTTTAACATAAAGGATAGGAAGATGTCTGACATAATGTCCACTTACTGGATCAATTTTATGCTGTCTGAAAAAGGGGACCCTAATGAATATCATGTGGGTAGCAAACACTTGATAGATTGGCCACAATATACAGATACCGATCCATCTGTTTTGAATATAGTTGATTATGATAATATTCAACCGGTACAAAATTTAAAGCAAGTAGAATGTGATTTTTGGATTCCTTTCGTTACCCAGAGTATTCGCGACAGTACAATCACAATCACTAGCATTAGCCAAACCCCTAATCTGGATGAATATGTTTGGGCAGCGGATAATCACTATGGTTGGACTGAACTTGAAGACCACGAGATTCACGGTAAGGGATTATTACATTTCAATAAAGGATGGACAGGTTATACATTGAATGTGACTTCACAACAATGGCTTACTCCTGAAGTTTTTGCAAATACTAGTAGTTCAGGCAGTATTTGGTACCATATATTAGTTGTTATTGTTCCAGATGAGGTCAAATATAAGAACAATGCAAGTATGTATATTACTGGCTGGGGTCAACCAAATCCAGATGGTTCTAATCTTCCTACTGCTAAAGACGAGGACATCCGGACTGCTGCTGCATTGGCTATTTCTACTGGTATTATTACTGGATGTCTTTTCCAGATTCCCAACGAACACACAACATTTGTTTCTGATCCAATACAAAAGAGTCGTGGCGAGGACGCGATTATTGCTTTCACATGGGACCACTTTTTGAATAACCCACAAGATACAGAGTGGTTGCTTCGTTTTCCCATGGTCAAGGGTTCTCTTCGTGCGATGGATGCTATGACTGAGTTTGTTTCCAAAAAGTTACCCGAACTAGAAACATCATTGGATTATTATGTTATTGCTGGTGCGTCCAAACGTGGTTGGACCACTTGGGATGTTGGTGCAGTTGATCCTGATAGAGTTGTAGCAATTATTCCTATTGTTCTTGATGCTATCAATTTCGTTCAGGTTATGCATCACCAATACCAATCTTATGGCGGATGGAGTTGGGCACTTTCTGATTATGTTGACATGAACATTATGTCTCGTATCGATGAACCTAATATGTTATTACTTCAACAAGAAGTTGATCCATACTTTTACCGAGATCGTCTTACTATGCCAAAGTTGGTTGTTAATGCAGTTGCTGATGAATTTCAACAACCCGATGATACACACTACTGGTGGGGTGAAATGCCTGACCCAAAACATTTTATTATGACTCCAAATGCTGAGCATAGTGAGGCAACAGGTATTTTAGAAGTTGTTCCTGCGATTAGTGCTTGGATCGATAACCTTTTGAAAGATAACGTCATTCCTGAGTTTACTTGGGATATTTCGGACGAAACAGGTGCTATAACTGCTACCCTTAACGAACACGGTTATGTTAAGGAAGCACGAGTTTGGTACGCATACTCATGTGGAAATAATCCTGATGGGAAGAAGAGGCGGGATTTCCGCATAGCCAATGCTGATAGTCCGTGCGAATGTGGTATCGAAGCTCAAGGTATGTGTGTTAACCTAAAGTCTTTTTGGACTCCAAAGAAACTTATTGAAAATAAAAATGCGGATGGACTACGTACATATACTGCACAAGTCGATGCCCCATCTGATGGTCGTTGGGTCGCATTCTTCATTGATATTGTGTATGCTAAAAACAAGATTGATAGTATCATTCCTAAGATAGATATTCTTCCTGGTTTTATCCCCAGAGATCTTATCCAACGTCTCCAATTCACTACTGAAGTTAGTGTTTGGCCTAATACTTTTCCTTATGTTGGTTGTGGTATTCAGGATGGTATGGACACCGGTATAGAATGCGGGGGAACTATTAGGTAGTATTAAATCATAGATTATTTTATAATTTTTTAATAACAACCATATATTGAACTTTTTTATCATCTCTTCTTACCAAATCATCAAAAAAAGCGGTATTAACTTTTTCAGTTGATTTTTCCAAATATTCTGTTAATTCAAGACGTATCATATTAATAGCTTGCATCTTGTTATCTCTTTTTGGCCCTGGAATATTTAATTCTGGATTACCAAATTTAGCATCAATTGATGGTTCTAATATTATTATACGAATATAAATATTAATATATATATTTATATATATGAATAAAGTAAGAATTATTACAATTATCTTAACTAGCAAACAATAAAATTAGTTAATTCAAATATAAATAGATTTAAAGTTGTTTTCATTTTAATTACTAATATTATAATGAAAGAACAATTAATAGACAAAATCGATATTGATAAAAATCAAGATAATATTAATATTCGAAATATTAATTATAGTATGTTTTTTTTACTATTATTAGCAATTGCATATACATTTTTATTTATAAACATGGCAATGAATACCAGTAGTATGAATAATAATTTAAATAAAATAATTGATGTAATGAATAGGGTCGATTTAAATAATTTAAATACTACTTCGATTGATTCCATTCATAATAATTTTTCATTAATTACTGATTGCGTACTTCATAAATATTGTAAAAGAGTTCCTTCATAATAGATTATATAATGCAATGAAAATGCACGTTGTAACATATCTTTTATCAGGCATTTATTACAAAGATTTATATTCATTAAATCTCTTTTTTTCAGTTTCCGATAAGGAAATCATTTTCCTCAATTTCAATCCACCTACCAAATGAAAATGAAGATAAGGAACTTCTTGACCACCATCCGAACCACAATTGGTTATTAATCGGTATCCCTTTGGTAATTTAAACAACCTAATAAATATTTTATATATATGAGTAACAATTACATTTCCGGACAGTTTATTATTGGGAATGGTAGTTTAACTACTGAACAGAATATTATTGAAATATGTGAAGAAAAACATATACGAGATTATAATACGATAACAAATGAATTTAATAAAATAGATTAGAAAAAACGGAGAGTAATTCACAAAATTGTAAATGTATCAAAACGTATTAAAGATTTAGAATCAAATCCTAAAAAATCAGATGTAGGAATCCATATATTTAATTTTTTAGCTATTCTAAGGAGTACTGCTAAATTACGATAAAATGATTTAGGATGATGACATGGAATATATTTACCAGATGCTTTTGCATATGGTTGTAATATCATATCTTTAATATTTTTATGCTGTTCAGCCAATGTTACGGTATGGGCAATTTCATGAATAAAGTGATATACTGTTCTATTCCAGTCACTAGTTAATAATACATACATTGATATAATATTATTTTTAGCAGCAGTTTTTACATTTGAAGATATTTGTTTCCATTCAATGCCTTCAAGATATGTCATTCCACCAATATCTAGTCTTTCATGTACTTGTTTATTATCCCATATAATTATAGGATAATATTCAGGTAAGTCGATAAATTGTTTTTTATTTAATAGATTATGAAAACAGGTTTTATTTTGATGAATATAAATTGCAAGTTTATTACGAATATCAATTAATTTATTCGTTGGATCCATTATGTATATTATAGAAATATATGTATATGTATTTCTATAATCAATTTTTATAGTTGAAAATTTAGTAATCTCAATATAATTATATATAAAATATTTATTACGTGTATGTGTTCAAAATAAAGATTTATATATTTATATTTAAAGTATTTTTTTGAATATTATACTTTGCCCAATGGTCATTTCCAGAAATAAAATCATTTCTAACTAATTTACATCTGGATTTAATATAATCACCTTCAAATATTTTCAAATATATTCCTTCAACACTTCCATCTGTATAATTAGATTTTTCTTCTATCATTTTTAATAATTGATTTCTATCTTTAATTTTACCTATGTACATTTCTCGTACATAATTTATAGTTGTATCCTTTAATTTATCTACTAATATATTTCGATTATAAAATAATTTCTTTTTTTTGTTATACAAATCAAAAGCCAAAAAATAATCAGGTAAATTATTATAAGCAATGCTATGTTTAGCGTATAACCATTCACCAAATAAGATGGTATCATTATCTAAAATTCCATATAAAGCATCCGAATGATCAAGTACCCATTTATCTAATTTTTCAAATTGACTATGTGATTTTGAATTTACATAATGTGACCTATTTTGTATTATTATTTTATAATTTTCATCAAGCGATATACCTAGTTGAGCACCGTCTACTTTTTCAGCAATAAATACATTATTATCATTAATAAATTGGTCATAATCAAATGTATTTAATATTCTATCATCGACAGATGCACCTCCAATATTAAATATATGTTGTGTTCTTGGAAATTTATGAATAAAATTAGTATCTTCAATTTCAATTTTAGTACATTTCCATGTTTTTAAATAATCTCGAACATCTTCTTCATCTTCTAAAATAATAATATTAGAAAATCCTTCATCTATAGTAGGAACTTCAAAATTATTATCAAGATCAGTAATAATTCTTTGCCCACCACCTTTTTTAATTGTAGGATGATTAGTTCTATTTTTTGCTCTATCTAAACAAATAAATTTAGGTGTTGACAAATAAATACATAAACAATTCTTTGGTGGCAACGAAGCATTATCTATCCAACTTTTCCTATCCTTTTTTGTGGAATTAACTCTATCTAAAATAGTAATATCAGAATCTTTGATAAATTTTAATAGTGCACTTTCACAAGAACTTCGTCCCATAATATCTTGATTAACAACTTTAATATTCATATCATTAGTCATAAATAATTCAGTAAAAGTAGATTTACCCGAACCTGGAAGACCTACAAGCATGATAAATTTTATTGGCGTTTTTATTTTAATAGGAATAGGAAGAGATGTAGTATCTAATTTAAATAAATGATTATAATATTGTTTAACAAAATTATATTGAATATCGGTTTCAATACTTTTTGGACGAATAGATCGTAAAAAAGTGATAGCTCTTTCAGAATTCATATTATTATTATTAAAATAACTATCATGGCATAAATAACATGCTAGTGCAGTTCCAGTTCTACCATATCCACCAAGACAACCAAATAAAACAGGTTGATTAAAATCTTCATTTTGTAAAGTAGTTAACATATCTTCAATAGTAGGAGGCATTTCATTTATACAGTGGACATAATTAATTTGAATATCTTTGCTATCAATGTCATCAAAATAGCTTTTCTCTAAAAAATAATAAATTTTTTTAATACCTAATGATTGTAATATAATAATATCTATTTCATTTTTTAATTTGGAAATCCCACCAATTTTATTTTCGATAATCCATGAAAAATTTCGCGGCATATCATGTAATATAATTTTATTACTCTTTTGACAATAATAATATAATTGTTTTCTGTGTTCTAATTTATTTTTCATAATTTCTTGATTTATTTTTTTAATACAGTTAATTGTGCCAATATTAGTTGGATCATATTTTATTTGTATTTTATGATCGTAATTATCTATTGCTAATTCTAAATCTTCTATATTATTTGATATCTGATATCTAAAAATATAACCTAAATAATTATTATTATCAATTAAATTAATTATATTTTGTTGATATTTTACACAATCTTTTCTCAATTCTTTTACAAGTATTTTTGGACAAAAATAATTTGATTTTAAATAATTATTTATTTCATCATTATTAACACATGGAATAATTTCATTTTCAATTAAATCAATATTTTTAATAAAAATATTATTTAATGATTTATCTTTATCATGAATGTCATTAAATTTAAATCCAAGAGTTATATGAAAAGTTTTTGGTTCCAAATTAAATTGTTTTCTAATATCATTCAAGTCATTTGAATAAATATATAAATAATATACTTCATTTTTGTCTTTTTGTAATTTTGATAAACCCAAGTTAAAATATTTTATATTAACTTCCTTTTCTAGGTAATCATGATTTTTAAATTCTTCTGATTGAATAATTGTAATATGATATTTATTATTATCTCTATTTTCTTGATTTATTTTATAATCATTTGGAATATTTTCCAAATATTTTTTATCTATATTTTCTATTATTCCATATAAACAACCCTTTTTAATTTTTACTATCATTTAATAAAATATAAAAATTTATTTTTAAGTCTTTTACATAGTCACTTATTTTCTTTGTCTGGACGAAGCCAACATTTTTAATCACCACATTTGATTGATGTAATATTTTTCATATATTAATTATTACATTTGTTGTAAATCCATTTTCTAATGCAAATTTATACATGCATTTAAATTAATGGATTTGTTCAAAAAATAGGTATAAATACACATTTGTATTTATAATATATATGGCATCATTTAACACGACGGAAATTACATATAATAAAGATACAGTATATAATGCTTGTATGAATGGAGATATAAAGGTATTAGAATGGATTCATAATAGCGAACATGAATTTAAATATAATAAAGATGCAATAAATGGAGCATCTGAAAATGGATACGTAAATGTATTGGACTGGTTTCATAAAAGCGAATATGAATTTAAATATGATGAATGGGCAATAAATGGGGCTTCTGAGAATGGACACACAAATATATTGGAATGGTTTCATAATAGTGAATATGAATTTAAATATAGTAAATGGGCGATAATTAATGCTTTTATGAATGGACATGTAAATGTCTTGGAATGGTTTCATAAAAGTGATTATGAAGTCGAATATGATACATTTGCAATAAATTATGCTTGTATGAATGGACATATAGATGTCTTAGAATGGTTTCATAAAAGCGAATTCGAATTTAAATATAATTCATATGCAATAATGTATGCTTCTATGTATGGACATGTAAATGTCTTGAAATGGTTTCATACAAGTGAATATGAATTTAAGTATGACGAAGATGCAATAAATCAGGCTTCTGAAAATGGACACATAAATGTCTTGGAATGGTTTCATACAAGTGAATATGAATTTAAGTATAACGAAGATGCAATAAATCAGGCTTCTGAAAATGGACACATAAATGTCTTGGAATGGTTTCATACAAGTGAATATGAATTTAAGTATAACGAAGATGCAATAAATCAGGCTTCTGAAAATGGACATGTAAATGTCTTGGAATGGTTTCATACAAGTGAATATGAATTTAAGTATGACGAAGATACAATAAATCAGGCTTCTGAAAATGGACATGTAAATGTCTTGGAATGGTTTCATAAAAACAAATATGAATTTAAATATAATAAAGATGCAATAAATAGAGCATCTGAAAATGGACACGTAAATGTATTGGAATGGTTTCATAATAGTGAATATGAATTTAAATACGATGAACATGCAATACTAAAGGCATTTCAAAATGGACAATTAGATGTATTAGAATGGTTTTATACTAGCGAATATGAATTTTTCCATAATTCATATCAAATATGGGATAGTTCTGATTCTGGACATGCAAATGTATTGGAATGGTATAAAAATAGTGAATATGAAGATGACTTTAACTATAGAAATATTAAAAGATCAATAATAAATGCTTCTGCTAATGGTCATGTAAATGTATTGGAATGGTTCAAAAATAGTGGATATGATTTTTATTATAGTTGTTCAGCGGTAGCGGTTGCTTCCCAAAATGGACATATACATGTTTTGGAATGGTTTATAAACAATGATAAGTTTTATTATGATGAAGAAGCAATAAATAATGCTTCTTCAAATGGACAAGTAGATATTTTAGTGTGGTTTCATAATAGTGAATATGAATTTAAATATAATAAAGATGCAATAAATAGAGCATCTGAAAATGGACACGTAAATGTATTGAAATGGTTTCATAATAGTGAATATGAATTTAAATATGATGAACGGGCAATAGAGTGGGCTTCTAAATATAGACGTGTAAATGTATTAGAATGGTTCAAAAAAAATATATGAAATTATGGGATTGGAATGGGATTGGAATGAGATAAGTAAACATCCGTTTACCAAAGAAAATGTATTAAATCTTTGAATATTCCAATTAAATTAATTACGCTTCAAGGGTGTAAATTATTTTTTTATATAACAATATTCAAATGATTCTCTACATAGAGGACAAATATGTTCTTTCAACATATTAACGCATTCTAAACACATAGCATGATTACATTCAGTTAAACAATTTGGTTCTTCCAAACAGACACAACACTTATCGTTAAATACAATATTTTCTTTTTTTATTGTTTTTATTTGCTTGTATAATTTATATTTTCCATTAATTATTTTATATGTTAAACCGTGATTATTTAATGTAACTAACCATTTTATTATTTCTTGAGTAGGTAATTTATTAATATTATTAATACTAATACTAATATTAATCATAGGTTTTATTTCGTACAACCACTTCGCTACGTCTAAATGACTATATTCACAACATGATGAAAATGCCAATTCATTGTTAGCACTAATATTAATCGTAGGTTTGATTTCGTATAACCATTTTGCAACATCTAAATGACCTGATTGACAACTCCTAATAAATGCGTATTCATCATCAATACTAATGTCTATCGTAGGTTTGATTTCGTATAACCATTTTGCAACATCTAAACGACCTGATTGACAACTCCTAATAAATGCGTATTCATCATCAATACTAATGTCTATCGTAGGTTTGATTTCGTATAACCACTTTACTATATTTAAATGACCTTCTATACAACTTATAGTAAATGCGTATTCATCATTAGCACTAATATCAATAGTAGGTTTGATTTCGTATAACCATTTAGCTACATCTAAATGACCGTTACTACAACTTTCTCTAAATGCGTATTCATCATTAGCACTAATATCAATAGTAGGTTTGATTTCGTATAACCATTTAGCTATATCTAAATGACCGTTACCACAACTAAATCTAAATGCGTATTCATCATCAACATGAATGTCAATCGTAGGTTTGATTTCATATAACCACTTTGCTACATCTAAATGACCTTTTTCACAACTGTATCTAAACACAAATTCATCATCAGCACTAATGTCAATCGTAGGTTTGATTTCGTATAACCATTTTGCTACATCTAAATGACCTTTTTCACAACTGTATCTAAACACAAATTCATCATCAGCACTAATGTCAATCGTAGGTTTGATTTCGTATAACCATTTAGCTACATCTAAATGTCCGTTTTTACAACTATCTCTAAATGCACATTCGTCGTAAGCACTAATGTCAATCGTAGGTTTGATTTCATACAACCATTTTGCTATATCTAAATGACCGTTTCCACAACTCATAGTAAATGCTTCTTCGCCATCAACATGAATGTCTATTGTAGGTTTGATTTCATACAACCACTTCACAATATCTAAATGACCGTTCATACAACTAAGTCTAAATACTTCTTCACATAGAGCACTAATATCAATAGTAGGTTTGATTTCGTATAACCACTTTACTACATCTAAATGTCCGTTTTTACAACTTTCTCTAAACGCCTCTTCATTATTAGCACTAATATCAATCACAGGTTTGATTTCGTATAACCATTTAGCTATATCTAACTGGTCGTTACTACAACTCAACTTAAATGCATATTCATCATCAATACTAATGTCTATCGTAGGTTTGATTTCGAGTAACCACTTCGCTATATTTAAATGACCTTCTTGACAACTGAATCTAAATTCATTGTCAACACAAATGTCAATCGTAGGTTTGATTTCATATAACCACTTAGCTACATCTAAATGACCTTTTTTACAACTCCGTCTAAATAGATATTCATCATCGACACTAATGTAAATAGTTGGTTTTATTTCGTATAACCACTTGGCTACATCTAAATGACCGTTTATACAACTATGTCTAAATGCATGTTCATTACTAGCACTAATATTAATAGTAGGTTTGATTTCATACAACCACTTCGCTATATTTAAATGACCTTCTTGACAACTGAATCTAAACGTAAATTCATCATCAGTACTAATGTCAATCGTAGGTTTTATTTTAAGTAACCACTTGGCTACATCTAAATGACCGTTTTCACAACTTACATTAAATGCCTCTTCATTCTCAGCACTAATGACAATTGTAGGTTTGATTTCGTATAACCACTTGGCTATATTTAAATTATCATTTCTACAACTCACTCTAAATGCATATTCATTATCAGCACTAATATCAATGATAGGTTTAATTTCGTATAACCACTTGGCTACATCTAAATGACCGTTTTCACAACTCATACTAAATGCATATTCATTATCAACACTAATATCAATGATAGGTTTAATTTCGTATAACCACTTGGCTACATCTAAATGACCGTTTTCACAACTCATACTAAATGCATATTCATTTAGAGCACTAATATCAATCGTAGGTTTTATTTCTAATAAACACTTAGCTAAGTCTAAATGTCCGTTCATACAACTATATCTAAATACATATTCATCATCAGCACTAATGTCAATATCTGGTTTTTGATAATATAATTTTTTTAAATCAGTTAAATAATCAGATTTACACATAAATAAGAATAATTTATTGTAATTAATATTCATTTAATAGATATATTATTTATTTATTAAATATATTTAATAAATAAATAATAAAAATATATTTAAATATAACATGTGTAATAACTTAATAAACTAAAATGTCTTTGGAACCAAATAAAGGAAAATATATGAAATTGCGTGATTGGATACCAATTAATAAACTTAACTGGAGATTATTGTCTTCAAATCCAAATGCTATACATATTTTGGAAAAAAACCCGGATAAAGTTGATTGGGAAGGTTTGTCCGGGAATCCAAATGCTATACATATTTTGGAAAAAAACCCGGATAAAGTTGATTGGGAAGGTTTGTCTGGGAATCCAAATGCGATTCATCTATTGGAAAAAAATTTGGATAAATTAAATGAAGATGGCGTTATGTTTTGGGGGTTGTTGCTAAATCCAAATGCTATTCATATAATAGAAAAAAACTTGGATAAATTAAATGATGATGATTGGGGGTGTTTGTGTAAAAATCCAAACGCAGTTCATCTATTGGAAAAAAACTTGGATAAAATTTGTTGGGAAAGGTTGTGTCAAAATCCAAATGCTATTCATATTATTGAACAAAACTTGGGTCAGTTGGAAAAAGAGGCTTGGTATTGGTTGGCTGCGAATCCAAATGCAATTTATATTTTAGAAGAAAAATTGGATAAAATGACCACGGATATGTTATGGTATAATAGTGGTTGGTATCCATTGTCTCGCAATCCAAATGCGATTCATATTCTGGAAAAAAACTTGGATAAAGTGAGTTGGAATGGTTTGTGTCAAAATCCAAATGCTATTCATATTATTGAAAAAAATATGAATAAAGTGGATTGGGAAGGATTGTGCGATAATCCAAATGCGATTCATTTATTGGAAAAAAAATTGGATAAAGTAAAATGGTATCTGCTATCTTCCAATCCAAATGCTATCCCTATATTGGAGAAAAACTTGGATAAAATACATTGGGATATGCTGTCTGAAAATCCAAATATATTTACAACATATTCTTAACTATTAAATATCTTTTTATCATTTGTTTTACCCGTTTTAAATCACGATGTGCAAATTCAAGATCATACCCATATCTATGTAAATAATTCTCCGAAACATAAAACCCATAACTTTTTTCAGTATCATCAAGACCATCTTTTTCTATTTTATCATATATATGGTTCAAATCTTTTGATATAATACAACCAGTAATAATATCATTTTTATAAAGTATACATAATCCAGGTTGCAGGTATTTACCAATATGAGTATCAATACGTTCAAATACATATCTATCCCCGTCCAGTATTCTGTCTTTATGACTATATTTCTTTCCGTAATTTATTTGAAAACAATTGTGAAATAGTCCCGATAAACTGGGACTTAGTGCAAAGAAGTAATACGCCCAATAATACTCAGATGATATTTTTTTTTTCAAAGTTTCCAACTTACTATTTAGTACTGCACAACTTGTTTCATACGGCATCCTATTATAATTATACAGCATTTTATAATTTTATAATATTATTAGTTAGTTATTTATTAAATCAATTTTATTTTATAATTATTTCGGTTTATTATAAATACCCAATTCTAAAACATCATTGTAAATGTCATCTCCATATATATATATTTTACTATATCAAAATTTCCTTCTTTTGATGGATATCAAGATTGATAGTCTCGTTCCTAATTTAAATGATATGGGTAAAAGTCTTGCTGGATTTGATATCGAATGAAATAAGTAAAAAGAGAATCATTTTAAAGTGCCACGTGGTAGAGATGCGCTCCATAATTTGATAGCTTGCAAATGGTTGGGTATAGCAACAGAATCAAAATATTCTATTATTGGTTGCAGTGCATTCCATCTTGGATCGCCGCCATCTTCGGGCGTTCTATACTTTTTAGGTATTGATAAACCCAAATCATTGTTATCTAAAAATCTGTCAGTGTTCAAAAGTGGAGTGGCTAAAAAATCTTTCCTAAATAGTTTTGTCATACCCGCATGAAAGAAATCGCACCACCCCTCATGAATTAATAAAAACATCATAAATGTTACTGATGGAAGCTTTCCTTTACCTATGGGCGTAACGGATGCATCTGGATATGATTCTACTAATGCAGTTGCGGTTTCATGTGGCGATTATCATACATCCATCTTATTAAATACAGGAAAGGTTGTTACTTTTGGATTAGGAGATAATGGTCAATTAGGTAATAATGTAACTAGCGGAAACTTTTCTTTACCTAGTGGTGTAACAGATGCATCAGGATATCTTTCGAATAATGCACTTACAGTTTCTAAATATACAATTAATACTGGTTTTGATTTATCTCAGAATTTTTCAGGTGGAATACAAGACAATTTTAATCAAATGACTACTAACCATAAACTAAATAATTATGAAAGATCATTTATTTATGATAATAGTGATATTTCTATAACCACTACATTACCTGTTAATAATTCGTCATTTAGAAAATCAGGTACATATTAAGTCGGTAGCTAATAATATTAATCTTTGTATTTATAATAAAAAAACATTACTCAATTCCATAATATAATTATCAACGATTTCTTTCTTATCTTTATATCTTGCTGAAATATGAATTAGATAAAAGTTTATAGTAGGGTGAGCTATAATAATCTCTTTTAGTTGAATCCAATGCATATGTTTCCTAGAAATTGCCATGTCTAACTCGGCATCGTCGAAGAAAGTACACTCAATAATAATATTATCATACTCTAAAATAGTCGGGTTTAATTCAAATATATAAATACTTGTATCACCACAAAATATCATTGTCTTGTGATGAACTATATCGGTAATACCAATACCATCTTTCGCATATTCATGTTTCAAACTTGCAATTTCTTGACTAGTTTTACCAAGTAGTTCAGTCTTTAACTTCTTAGTCTTACGAATAAATCCATATGATAATGTGGGTACAGTATGTACTGAATAAAATGACTCTATCGTAATATCTTGATTATTTAGAACTAACTCAGTTTTATATTGTGGTTCTAGACCAATTACATTATAATGTTTCTTAGGTGGATTACTATTGTTATAGTTACACATTAAAAATGAATCAATCATATTAATTAATAACTTGGTTGACTGTTTTGGGCAATACACATTTGTTATTATCTTATTAGATATATTCTCTAGAATTATTAATGGCAATGACGCAATGTGATCAGCGTGAGTATGAGTTATAAAAATATCTCTCGTTTTATTAAAATTTTGATGCCCTGCATCCAGTTGTACTTTTAGTTCATGCAAATAGAAACTTGTTCTAATTCCTGCAATTGAATCACCTGATACACTCCATCTGATATTTCCAATGTCAGTTTTATTTTTCCATATATTATATAATGATTCCATTATATAGTATATATAGTCTTATCTAAATAAATATTTCAATTTTTATTTTAACTTTGTTTAATGATAAACCATTTTTATGATTTCATTCATCAATCACTGTATAAATATTCTTTTGATCCATCCATTCATATGTATGTTGTAATCCATCTTTTAACTTCACTTTTGGTTCATAATTTAATAGTTGTTTCGCTTTTGATATATCTGCAAAAGTTACAGGAACATCGCCTAATTGTTCTTCTATTTGTTCGTACTTTGCTTTCTTATCTGCAACTTGCTCACATGTTTCAATGAATTCATTTAATGATACTGGTGTTGAATTACCTAAATTTATAACCTCGCATTTTAATGAATTCTCATTTTTAATCGCAGATACTATACCATCAACAATATCAGATATATATGTATAATCTCTCATACTTGAACCATCACCATATTTTTTAAACTCATCTCCTTTTGATATAGCATTTAAAAATTTAAAAGGTGCCATGTCAGGTCTACCTCGGGGTCCATAAACTGTAAAAAATCTTAAGCCTATTAATGGCAAATCATATAATTGGTTATAAGTACTTGCAAATATTTCCATTGATCTTTTACTTGCGGCATAGGGACTATTACAAGAAACTATACTATCCTCCTCTGAAAATGGCACCTTCTTATTCAAACCATATACGCTACTACTACTTGCATAAACAAAATTTGAAACATTATTTTTAACTGATTGTTCTAATAAATGTATAAATCCTTGAATATTAACTTGTACATATTTCTCTGGATTTTCAATACTATATCTAACGCCTGCCATCGCTGCTAAATGACATACTTTATCAGGTTTTGTCTCATTAATTATATTGGTTGTTACTATGTCATCTGCTATAAATTTAAAGTTGTCATATACTTTTAAACATTCCAAATTAGTTAATTTTTGTGCCTGATCATAATAGTCATTTATATTATCTATACCAATTACTTCATTGCCTTGTTTTAATAATTCTTCAGCCACATGAGAACCAATAAAACCGGCACATCCTGTTACTAATACTTTCATTAATAATTATAATAATATACTTTTAAACCGCTCTTAAAACTATATAAATATTGGAAAGTGTAACTATAATTTCACAAAGTAAAAAATTCGTTTCACTCTTTAACTGGTAAATATTGATATAAATTAAGATTACTATATAGTAATAACCATTAATGAACTCAAATATAAATAATACACCCGATAATTCGTCCTTACATATGGGTATCAAAAACTATATTAATGAATGCGGAAATGTTAGTCACATATTAAATGTTATTATTTCTCTACAGACAACTAGCAATATTACGAACCAAATTCGTCAACAAGTGTTTAATAAAATTAATAACATCCCTATTATGTTTAAGATTAATGGTATGGAAATCACTATTACATGGCGTAGTAATTCCGTATCTAATTATTATTATACTAATATGGAGGGAATATATGGGGACATGGCAGTTAAATTACATACTGAAATGTTATTAAACTTAATTGATATGTCATCGTATAACAACATAGAAGGAGAGTCAATACTTGCGTTCATGGCTACTAAATCTTTGGCTCATACTGTTCCTGTATTCATTGGATGATATTAGTAATGGTAAAAGCAAACATAGAAATTTTTATTCCATAAAAATTGATTATTGTTTATTATTTATTAATTTGTAATATATAATAATATGAATAAATTATCTACTAATTATATAATTGATGGGTACAAAGGAGTTATGTCATTAGATATCCGCGATATAGACCCAAAGTATCACAAAGAAGCAATTAAACAACATTATGCTGATATTGAAGAATATACAAAATATCAAGCATCACTATCACCTAGATTACGATATGAAAATACAATTGAACATGTAAATAAAATACATAAGACAGATAAAGATGCTGCAATACGCAGAAATGAAAACCGATTAGCAGAACAATCAAAGAAAGATAAAATACATGCAGAATCATTACGAAATCGCAATATTAAAATATCATTAGAATTAAATTAATCACATAAAAATTAATTTAATTTAATTACTATTTACCAAAGTTATTTTAAACCACTTGTTACTTGACATTTATATATTCAGATATATAATACTATAATTAAACATCTAAATTTTGTTTTCACAATTTAATGTATATAATGAATAATAACCTATATGAATGGGTTGCTAAAAGTCGTAATGATGACCTTCCTGTAAATGCTATATATGCAGGTTCAACTAGTACAGATGGACATGTATATGTTGCTAGATTTAATAATATCCCAGGTAAAGTTAATTTAAGTAATAATAAAATTTATAATTTTTGGGCACAAGCAATTGGTAGTAGTACAACCGGAGAAGTTCTTATAACTACTAATATATACAAATGGGTTGATATAAAAAAAGGAGATAAAATTCCAAATAATGCTATTTATTCTGGTCACGATCAAAATGGCGATAAAGTATGGGTTGGTCGTACACTTAGTGGTGAATCAGGTAAAATTAATTGTCATGATAATATATCAGATACACCATTGATGCATAATTTATGGTATAATAAACATAGTAGTGATACTAAAGCTCATATTCTGGTAATTGAAAAAGATAATAAAATAAATACAGATGAAACAATAGAAGAAATAGTAGTTAAAAATAATAAATTAGAATATATACACAGTAATCAAACACCCGTTGATGAATTACCGTTATGGTCACACTGTCTAGTTAATAAATTATCAAAAACTGTAAAATCTACAAAGTTAGACGTATCAGTTGGACAACTTGCTAAAAATATGTTTGATATATTTTCAACAGTTGGTGGAGATATTATAACACTTGTAGATTTAGTAACCAAATTTAATATAAATTTGGCTTGTAACACAAGTAGTGAATTAGTTACAAATAGAGAGATTATTATTACACCACATGATAGTAATGGTAATCGCAAATATATAATTTTAAACTTTTCAAAAGCAGAAAAAATAACATCACATAAAATTTTAGGATGTTATGCATATGATAAAACATATTCAGATATTAAAATTGATTATATGATTCTTGAACCATCAAATGAACCGGCTACACTAAAATGTACAAATCTAATTAATGATAAAGCAGATATGATAATAAACTCTTTTAGACCAATTAGAACGTAGAATAAAAGTTGATTATCATAATTATTATTTATTAATTAATAATGTAATGTACATTATTCATACAATTTTAAAACTTGTAAGTTTAGCAATACTAATTATAACAGTTAAATATATTAAATATATATATCGCATAATTTGCAACATTATCAAACTTAATAATTTCTTAGAACACGAGAATCTTTATATTATCACAAATGATGTTTGTAAATGTAATAATTTTAACATTTATAATTATATGATATTTAAATTTAAATGTAATTCATGTAGAATTAAAAGAATTATAGACTTTGAAAATGAAAAACAAGTTTATGCTTTATTAGCTAATATTAAAAATAAGACTAGATTTATAATTCATACACATGGGGGTGAATCAGAATTACCTAACTTTTTAACATATATTCTTAGTCAAAATAAAATATATGTTGAAACATATATTCCGCAAATAGCTCTTAGTGCAGGTACTTTTATAGCACTTGCATCAAATGTTATTTATATGAATTGGTATAGTGCAATGGGACCTATTGATACACAAATTGGTTATACCGAATCAGTTGATGAAGAATTTGAAGAAACATTTCCAGCTAAATTTATTAAAACTATAAAAAATAAAGAAAATGCACTGACTAAACTCCAATCTTTGCAAGCGGATAGTATTCACAGTGATGATTTATTCATTTTAAATAAAATATTTAAAACAAAAAAATGTAACAAAATTATCCAACATTTATTGGAATCAGATCGATCGCACTCAATTAGATATGGACCGAAAGATTTAGCAAACTTTGGTTTGAATATAAAAGTGGGTATTCCCAATGATATTCAAGAAATATTTGATATTTTTTTAATTATAAAGTAAATATATTTAACACCATATAATCTTCAAATACACAACTACGTGTAAGACTAAAACGGGTCATTTTATTTAAAAATTGATTTTGTTTTAAGTAATATAAATAGATTATAATTAATGCAAAATATTGATAACAATACACGTACAACAGATCTAATTCCTAAACTTCCACATTGTGCTCAAAGTCCTGACTTAGATGGTGTTATTGAATTGGTTTCAATGATATCAAAAAAGACAGAGACCGAAATAAGGGATATGATAACTTCTGGCAAGATGACACTCGCCGCTAAAATTATTAAAGATATATTTAAAGAACTCGGTTTTGAAGGGATATGGTGTTACAACACTTCATGTTTTAAGAAAAATAAAGAAGAAATGCAAAAAGGTTTATTGGATATCTTGACTGGTGCATACTCTCCATCAATAGCTATTAGGGGCGACGTATTTGAGAACCTTGTTAAAGAAAAAATGGATGCAGAGGAACAGATGAAAAGTATTCTTAGTACTAAAGTAAATGTATGAAATATTTTAAACTAAATTTTATTTAAAAGGATCAGTATGTAACACTTAATAGCATCAGTATAAACTCCATTGCCTAGACATGTATATAAAATTACAACTTGATTTTGATGTAGATTATGATTACTAAGTGTTTGTAATTTGGCCGATAAACGCATGGTTTCGCATTGGGTTAGTAACAGGCGAATATAAAAATACATATGCAAAAGTCACATAATAATCGATTAAATACATAATAATTGATTCATATATTCATAACCACAAAATAATGTCACGTTTGCAGGCCAAGCTCTGGCTAAAACGGATGGGATACCTCTATATAATCTAACAATTCCTTTATGTTTAATAATATTTATTGCGCAATTGAATGAATTCATATTTTTCGGTGTAAGTTTACTTTCTGTTTGTTTAAGCGTTTTAATTGTATCAATAGGATAAATTACCCAATACATAGTACCAGCACAACCACCGGCTATCATTGTTGATATCCACGAGTTTACATTATTTTTTTTTAGGTTAGTAGATACAATATGATAAGTTCCAAAATAAAAACAATTACCTATACCGTCCTTTAAAATTGTAGGAAAAATAAGTCCTTTATAAAATCCAACAATACCTTCTTTTTGATAAATTAATTTTGTATTCTCTCTAAAATTAAGATTACCATATAGTTTAATTTGCATTCTTGATTTCACTAAATCTAATGGCGTATATACAAATGCTTCTACACAACCTGTTAAAAATGATGCAATAAAAAAATTATAAGATAATTTATCCTTGTTTACATTTAGTTTCATTTTAAAGAATTCATTTGCACCAAAAAGTAAACCGCCGCTTGTAGCACACATTCCTATTCTAGCTGTATAACCATAATAAAAAGATTTTATTCCCTCTTCTTTTAACATCTGACGCGCACATTGATATGAATTAAGATTCGTTATAGTTTGGGTTCGTGTTTTTACTACATCAAATGGATATTCTACACAAGACTCTACAATACCTGCAAATAATCCAGCAATAGTTGATTTTAATGTATGTAAATAATCAGTATTCATATTATTATTATTTATATAATATTTAATATCTAAATCAAAAATTTTATCATATTAATAATTTTTGTAAATTATCATAAAATTCGCGTACTTTTGCATTAATTTTAATTTTACTAATATCAAATGATGTCAAGTATAATCCTTCAATACTCTTTACTCGTGATAATGCTACATATGTTTGTCCACACTCAAAAATACTTGAACCAGCATCTATTTCTGCTACATCTAATGTTGAACCTTGTGATTTATGGATAGTTAATGCCCATGCCAAAATAAGAGGCACTTGTGACACACCTATACCAGGTATTGTTTCACTTTGCCAAGTATGAGGTTCCATTGCCATTTCTAAACCATTATTATATTTTACAATAGGAGTTTCACCTTGCATTTTAATTACGGTTCCTTGTGCACCATTACATAATAACAGTTCATCTGTTTCTGATTTTATATTTATTATACACATTACTTGCGAACCAATTTTTAAATTTAATGTTTCGTCGCATCTTAAATTTCCTTGTAAATATTTTAATTCCAATTGTATTTGTTCATTAGTAAATTCATTTCTTTGAACCCGACCTATTGGTGTCATTACTAGGTTAGTATGATACTTTAATGCAAGTTTATATTCATTGCATTTTAATTTATTTATTTCCGAAATATTTATATTATCTACCTTACTACGCGTAGGTAACAATTTTGTTGGTTTTACTAATATATCTTCAGGTATAGACCGACCCACCATCTGTAAGAGTATGTCATTTGTTGATTTCTTAATACACCCTTCTCTAATTTGATTTAATATGTTCTGATATTTTGGGTCACTCTGTCGAAATATTTTTACTAATAACACATGATCTTCTAGTAAGAATGTTTTATTCCATTCTGTAGATTGAAAACAAAATTCACTTGTTTCTATTTCATCCCTAGTTCCAACTGGCGGTAATTGATAAAAATCACCCGAAAATAATAGTTGAATTCCACCAAATGGTTTTGAATTTTTACGAATTGATTTACCTATAGCGTCTAAAGTCTCAAATAATTTACGAGACATCATCGATACTTCATCTATTATTAAAACATTTGTATTTTTCCAATTTTTCTTTGCATATTTATTCTTAGTTACTTTATTTATTAAGTGTGGAATTGAACTATTACCTAATCCAATACCAGCCCATGAATGAATTGTTTTCGCTTTACATTCTAATAAAACAGCAGCGCATCCGGTCAATGCGCAAATTTGAATATTTATTCCTTTCTCACATGCATCATTGTAAATATGTTTTATTAATTCGGTTTTTCCTGTACCACCAGGTCCTGTTATAAATATATTCTTAGATTGGATGTACTTTTCAAATGATAATTGTTGTTCACCTGATAAATTCATATATTAATTAGTTATATCTATTTATATATTCGCTTAATAATTCAATTATTTTACATATTTAATGATTTAATATAAATTAAAGATGCTAATATAATCAAGTACGGAACTTTATAGTAATAAATAAATTTATCAGGGGGAACAATAATTAACATACTATTGTACATGGTTTGTTAAATATTGACATTTCCTCAGTCAACTCTATATTAAATACCTTTTTAAGAGCACTATTAATTATTTTTCCCTTCATTTTTTTAATATCAGTTCTTGGTTTTAGTTTGATATGCTTAGTACCTGTCCTACAAACAATTCTGAATGGTGCCAACATTAGTTTGTTATCATACAATCCATAGCCTAATGTATAACTACTTACCTTCACAAACTCTTTCTTACCATAAATCATGAAACTACCTTTGCCCACATACTCACCAGTAGGAGGTGTCTTAGAAACCTGGTTTCCTTTAACATAAAATATGTCACCGGATGCATGTGATAGAGACCATTGACATGATAATGCTAAAACTCCTTCTGCTGTTTCATCAATATCAGTAAAATCTGGTGTTCTATTTTCGGTAAACATTATGAAAGACCCTGAGCCAGGGTCTTCTGAATGAAAATATAAATCATTATCATTTAGATGGGATTTTACTAATTTCTCATTGTCACTTGCACTTTTACCGCCAACTACAAGAAAACCATTTTTAGTATACCACCAATGATATTTTTGATACCAATTATGTGTTACCAATTTGATTTTTTCTTGCTTTGCTATCTTAACAGTCTTTTGTTCAGCTAGTTTTGATGCCGCTTCTAATACAATATCGGCCTTTTGTAGTTTCTTATTAATTACTTTTCGCTCAGTGTGAAGCTTCCCTATTTTTTCATAATCTAATTCTTCTACTGTTTCCGCCAGGTAGTCGACATCTTCTAGTTTACTAATTTCATCTAGTTTTTTATCTATCTTGGATGTAAATCCTGTTATCTGGTTTCTAATATTGTCTTCTACAGTATTCTTATTCTTTCTTTTCTTACCTTGTTTTACATCCTTTACTACAAGTTTATTATTTTGTTTCATTGTCCATAACTCAGCTAATGCATCAAGAATATTATCAAAATCTTCGAACTTGTTACTAATTTCATTGCGTAGACCATTGTCTTTGGTTACCCATCCATACTTTTCAACTTTGAAATCTTCAAAAGTATTTAGTGTAGGAATATTATAAATATTACCATGTGAACATTCTGAATAAATGCGAGTTAATACTATAATCTTATTTTCAATATCCGTAAGAATAATATTTCCTTTCGCATATAGCTCCAGAATTATCTTATAGTTATAAAACTGTATAATAATTGTTCTATCTTCTGCTACAAGATCAAATCCTGTGATTTTATGATCACCTACATCTTTTCTTATCTTGACTGATATTGAATGTAAATTTGTTTCTCTTTCAGTAAATGTACCAGGCCAAATTCCTGCTTGTGGTTCAAATACAAAACTAAAATGGTTAAATTTAAATAACCAAGTCCCTTTGTAGTGAAATACTTTTTTCAGATAAGAACCTACTATCTTATCCTTCATCAAGAACACAGACTGTTCTATCTCATTATATGACATCTTTCCGTTAATCAACATATATAACTAAATTATAGTTAAGGAACTACATTTTTCAATATTTATACTCTACTATAAAAAGTTGTCTTGGAACACTACCTATATTTAAACAAAACTAGATTGAATTGGCGATGATATCTGCAATTCATCGGTTGTATCAAATGAATGTTCGCGATTACCACTGTCGAAACATTCACACAATTGATTACATATCGCATATAATACAAAACACACGCAACATAATATAATTATAATAATAATTTCAAATATACCTATCATTTATAAAACTAAATTATAGTAAAAAAATTAATCTTTCAATCTTTATACTATAATATTGGTTTACTAAAATTGGTCTTGGAGCAATGACCTATAATTCAACAAAATTAGATTGAATTGGTGATGTAATAGTAGCAGGTGATATCTGCAATTCATCATTTGTATCAAGTGACGGTTCGTGATTACTACCATCACAACAGTCACATACTTCAGAACATTCAGCCCATATCAAAAAACACATACCACATAACATAATTATAATAATAATCTCAACCGCACCTATCATTTATATATATATACCTAATATACTTTTATATAACTATTATATTGTTATGTAATAGTATACACATAATTTATATAGGATGACTTTTTACTAAATATAAATAGTTATAATTTTCTAATATATTGTAATATGCATGGTATTATATACATTACCAGACATGGCGAATCACAATTCAATCAAACCGGGCAAATTGGTGGAAATAGTAACTTGACTGATAAAGGAAAAGAATATGCCACTAATTTACATAACCTATTAGGAGAAAAAGACTTGAAAATTTATACAAGTCAATTAGAAAGAACTATTGAAACATCAAAATATTTTGACATTAACAATATAGAAAAATTATCATTTTTAAATGAAATTAATTCAGGTATATTTGATGGTTATACATACAATCAAATATTAAATAAATATCCAGAAGAACACTCGGCAAGAAAATTAGATAAATATAATTATAGATATCCAGAAGGTGAATCATACGCTGACTTAAAAAAAAGAGTAATGGCAATATTTGATTGCATTAAAGATGAAAAGAAAGATATATTAATAATATGTCATAACGCTGTTCTAAGAATTATTTACTCAGTTTTATTTGATATACCAGATAGTGAAATACCACATATTGATATTCCATTACATACATTATTTAAAGTAACGTCAGATAATAATATAAAATCACTTGTTAAAATTGATTTAAAATAATATTATTGTGGAACTAAAATACGGGCTTAACAATCTTCTTCTTGACAACTCGGGAAGCAAACTGTTCTTTCTTTCTAACTTCTTCTTCTTTCAAAAGTTTCTCTTGTTCTAGTTTAATCTTTTCTAATTCCATCTGTTTATTAAATGGGATTAATCCTTGGTCTGTTAAATGGACCATTCTCGTAATTTGACTATAGTCTGTTTCTAAAGTTGATATCTTAGATTGAATACCCTTTTTCTTCTTGGCATTTAATGTAGTTCTAAAACCACCCGTATCAGAACTACAAATTAAACTATCTCTCAATATTTTAATTTCAGCCAAAACAGATGATTGTCTTTCTTCAACCATTGAATTGGTTAAACAATTACACTTCCCATATAATATATCTTCCTTGCATGCAAGGTATGTAATATTATGACAACCCTCTTTACAATTTACTGAACCACAACAGATATCCCATAAGATTGGTTTCTCAAATTTGTGGTTTACCTTTCTTATAAATTCCTGGTTCTTAGAACACAGTTTTGTAATTCTTTCAAATGGCCAAACAGTCTCTTCATTCTCAAGAAAGAACTCAGGTATACTATCTATATTATTATAATATTCATTTGTTTCACCATTCCTTAATTCTTTTTTAACACGTCTATGATAACATGTAATCCTAAACCAGAGATTCAACAATTCAACAAAATCTAAGTTGTTATAATCAGCTAACTCCTTCTTAAAATCAGGATTAATTACACGTTTCTCAGATGTATCAAATGTATTTGTAATATTTTTATATATTGATGCCAAATCTATATCTGATTTATCCATCTTGTTAAAATTGTAATTACCTGGTAGCATACATATCTCCGCCTGCGAATGAGCACCTCTGCAATTATCACCAAATGTACAGTCTCTTAATGTTGCACCCGGTATACTTTTGAATACTTGACATTCCTGTATGGTACTAAACATTTGCCAGAATTTATCCCGACAAAAGAAATTCTTATTATTACCTACTTTTATATTAGAAGACATACACTACTAATATTTATATTTACAAATTATTATTTCAATTTTTATTTTAACTTGGATTTTCTTCGAAAATCTAAGTTGACCTAACTGTTAATAGGGTGTTCTTCACTTTACATAGTATTGTTAAGAATCACTATCAATTTTTATTTTAAGAAAATCGATTTAACGTAGTTAAATGATGTGTTTCAACAAAGGTGAATCGATAAGTCTTTTCGCCAAAGGCGAATGAGGTTATCAGAACGAGTTTGCTATTTTACGAAGTAATGGCAGACTCGTCTTATTTGCAAAGCAAACATATAAACCAATTTTTATTCCATAATAAAAGCGATGATTGGATTGCTTAGCAATTTCGATCTATTTGCGAAGCAAAAATACAAACCAATTTTTATATATAACTGTTAATAGCGTTTCTTCATTTTTAATTTTTATTTCAACCTAGATTTCTTCACATCAAATGCAGTCGCAATTGTTAATAAAATTGAATATAATTGGCTTAAAAGAACATTAAACAATACTACTAATAATGTCCAAAATCGAAAATATTAAAGAATTTAATAATATATTAGAAACATTTTTAGGTCAACTAGTCCCACTTATTGGTACAACATATCATCACTATTTTAAAAAATTAATTAGAATGAATGCGACAATGCCAATTCAGGAATTTTTAAAAAATGTATTACCATATAAAAATCAAATAATGACGGAAGATGAATCATATTTTACAAATACATCTAATCATCGTGATGAAATAAATGGTGATTCAAATACACTAAATGAAATATTAAGACTTAAAGATATTTACGAAAAACTTGACTCATCTTCAAGAAAAGAAGTTTGGTCTTATTTTCAAGCATTAACTATATTATCCGAAGAATATTTAAAATAAACTGATTAGACAATACATTTTATTAATGGCTTCCATTCATCTTCTATTACTTTAATATTATTAAACCATTGTTCTGAACCAATGTAATCACCTATATTATGACCTTCCTCTTTTAGAAATTTTGCAGCATATCGAATATTTAAATTACCCGTTTTCTTTTTACCTTTAGAATAAACTGCAGGACATCCTCCAATACCTAATAATGAAGTGTCAAATTTTAACACATTATTATTAATACTAACTATTAGATTTTCTTTCCAAACATATGTTGTTAATTCATTCTCAGTATGTAAATGCAATGAAAGTTTTGAATGATCGTACATTTTTGATGACAAATTTAATAATTCTTGTAATTTACCTGGTTTTAAAGTTCCAATTGTATCAGCTATACAAATTTCATCAACACCTAGTTTATTAAATTGTTCAATTGTATATAAAATACGACTAACACTCATATCGCCTTCGAACGGGCAATCTCCAATACAAGAAATATATCCTTTAATATGATGTTGTTTCCTATCATCAAGAAGATTTAACATATTTCTAAAACGTTCAAAACTACCATCTACGTCTGTGTTTATATTTTTTTTATTAAATGTATCAGACGGGGAAGTAAATAATGAAAAATATTTAATATTATTTTCATTGATTTCTTTCATACTTTTTTCATTACCAACTAATACAAATGATTTAAATTGTGTTGGTTCTAATGTTTGTTTATAGACATCGATACTTTTAGTCATTTGTGGCATTACCTTTGGATTAACAAGAGAACCTACTTCAATTTCAGTAAAGCCACATTTTGATATCGATTTAATTAAATTGGACCGCTGTATTACACTAAATACTTTTTGTAAAGATTGTAGTCCATCTCTTGCTGTTACGTCGGAAAATATTATTTTTTTCATTATAAATATTTAAGTAAATGCTACTAATAACTAATACTTTCAATTATTCTAAGAAATAATAGAAAATTTCTAATAACTATTATATGGATACTTACAAAAGTAAATATGAAAAATACAATTCAAAGAATTCTATAGATAATATTTACAAAAGTAAATATGAAAAATACAAAAATAAATATTAGTGTAAAATCAAATTAAGTAAAAAGAATGTTTTTATTAACTTCAATTTTATCTTCAACCCTCATTGAGTTTCTTTCACCAATTGTTGATTTCAATACTTGACATGGTAAGTTATTATTTATCATAAATGAACATAATGCATTTGTATCTTTTGGAAAACACATACCACCATAACTGATAGAACCATCGTGTCCCGGAACATTAGTGTAATTTGGACCCATTCCGCCATTTAATAGCATCATATCTTTTACCTTGTCAAAATCTAAATTTTCTTTTTTGCATAATAAATAAAGCTCTGTTAAGTATTGGATTTTAACAGCATAAAATGTATTACATCCTAATTTCATTATCTCACTCTCACCAGAATTACATACTGATAATGTTGATGTTGACCAATATTCTTTATAAAAATTAATCAAACTATTAAATTTTATTGGATCACATGTACTTGTCTTTCCAATTACAATTTGGATTTGATTAATAAAATCATATTTAGCATTACGTGCTGTTAAAAACTCAGGATTATGTACAAAGTTTAAATTTGGATACTTGATAGCAAAGTTTTCTGTAGTTCCTGGTGTAACAGTAGACTTTACTAATATTATTCCATTATAGTTTATTAAATTTAGTTTATCTATTATATCATCTAATGGCAATAGATCGTACCCATTTAATTTATCAGAATAGGGTGTTGGCAAACAAAGAAATAATATATCACAATTAATACATTCTTCTAAGCTGCCAATTCCTCCATTTTTGTATTTATCGTATCCCGCTAACTCAATCTTCTTTTCCTGTAAACTTTCATAAATTGCACTACCGACTACACCCAACCCAATAATACCTATATTATAATTCATTATAATATAACATTATTTATATTTAAACTAATTTGCATGTTCTAAAGTATGAGACCTTGCTTCACTATCATGAAGTACTCGATCTGACTTTAACAACTTTGCAATCTCAGGAACAAGTGGATCATCGGGATTTGGTTCAGAAAGTAGCGAACACAATGATAGTAATACTTTACTTATTGTTAGCGCAGGACTCCACTGATCTTTTAATATATCAAGACATATACCTCCATTTTTATTTACATTGCAGTGATATATAGGTGTAACAAAATAAATCTTAGGTGGCTTAAATGGATATTCACTTGTAAATTCTATATTCAATTTAAAAATTCCACCCGCATATGGAGTTTCATCTGGTCCGAATATAGTTGCATTCCAGTGTGTTAATTTATCTTCTACAGGTCCTGCCGAACAATTAGGCACAGGATTTTCTTGTAAATCTTTTAACTCTTGTGTTACTCTATTAATTAATAAACTCATTATATATTATATACATAATATTATGTTATATAAAAATCAATATTTATATAACATAAAATTATAGAAGATATTAAATAAAAAAGATAGTTTACTATAAATAAAAATTATTTAGATCTACATAAACACTTATAAATTCGAATTAAACAATTATTATATTTATAGTAACATTCTTCACATTGATTATTTTTTAAACAGAGTGAACAAAATGATTTTTTACAATGGATACAAGTATTGACATTATTTACTGCAAAACATTCTGAACATGATATACGAGAAACTCTAAGTGGTGTTATTACTGCAGATCTTCTTTCTGACAATCGTTTATTTGATAGTTCACCTTCTGGGTGTATGACTGTCATTATATATTATATATATATATATAAAATATATAAATCAATATTTATTTTTATTAATATAACTAAAAATTATTGAAATTTTAATATTATAATGAATATTAATTATAGTATGAGTGATATATATACTGATAATGAAAATATATTTTCAAAAGGCTATCCAAAAATAGTCTTTTTTAAACATATAGTACCCCCAAAAATTTATAGAGATAAATTTAATAATATAATTGGAATGCATCCATCTAGAGTTGAATTTTGGAAATTTGTATCATCGCAGTCAGAAGAAAATAAGATACTATGTAAAGAAATAATCTCAGATGTAATTGTAGAACAGATCTCTAAACCTCTGCTTACACGTACTAAAAGTGTTGGTAGTTTTTTTTAATTTAATTATGAAATTATAGTAAATATATCTTATTTATTTATATATGCCTAAAAATAATCAGGTAGGATTTTATAATACATATATATTTAATAGTAGTTATTTATCAATATATGTTGCGCGAAAAAATTTTAAAAAATATAATTATTCAAATAACTTGTATAAAATTATAAATAAAGAACTAGAACAAAATATATCTGTTGAAAATCCATATATTATTTTAATTAAAAAAAAAGCTGCGATTAAAAGAAATATTAAAAATAAAATTAAATCCTATAATACTTTATTAAAATGATCGTAATTAATTTCATAATCTATACCCTTTTCAAGTCTAATAGTATTATTAATACTATCATGAAATATATTATTATTTAATTCTACTAATAAATACCCATTTTCATCAATCCCATATGATGTAATATCAACGAGTGAATCTACTGTATTAAGTATCGAGTTTACTTTTGAAATTATATGATTACAATCAGTGTTATCGGCTGGTTTATATCCATATCCTTTACATAAATATTTCTTTATTTTTCTTTTATGTACTATTATAATTATAAATGTATTAGGACTTAGTACTTTGATTACTTTTCCTAACATTCCACTTTCAATTATATTATTATGAAACTTTATCTTTTCATGATTTATATTATGTATGCTACTTGTGATTGAACCCATAATAGTTAACTATTATGTAATAGAATAAAATATTCACTTTTTTTATTATTTAGCATCATATTTGGCATTTATTAATATTGTTTTGGATGAACCTATGTTAATTTTAATTATATTATATAATTGTATCCCTTCAGTTACAATAATAATCGCATTTAATTGATATAGTTCACATAGTGCAAATAATGTTAAATAATCACCAGATGAATTATCGGTTAACATAGATGACTTGTAATCATCGGATGAATTATATAGTTTTAAACTATCCAAATGTATCGCAAAATCTTTAAATTGGTTCCATTTCATTAAAATATAATTAACTGAATCTTCTCTTAATTGTTTTTGATCAATATTTAAATATGTTGAAAAACTATGAAATAAACAATCGTCTTCATATGTATTTAATAACATTTTCGTTGCACCCAATAATGTTATTATTTCTGTTACTAAATAACTAAACTCTTTAATTGTTGTGTGATACTCATCGTAAAAATTTTTATTACATATATTTAATTTTAACAAGTCATTTATTTCTTCCGTTTTAAAATTATATTCTTTTGATAATTTATTACGTAATATATTTTGAAAATATTGATCAGCATTTATATTATTGTTGTCTATATTCGATCTAATGTCTGAACTACCAACTAACGTATTCTCAGTTTGTTTAGTTTTAATAACAGTATTTGAAGATAAATTAACAAGCGTATCTAATTTGCGATCTACCGTATTCTCAATTTGTTTAGTTTTAATAACAGTATTTGAAGATAAATTAACCAGTGTATCTAAGTTTCTATCTACCGTATTCTCAATTTGTTTATTTTTAATAATAGTATTTGAAGATATACGCATTGATAATATAACATTTTTAGGTTCTTGATTATGTAAAAGTGCCTTTAATCTATTTTTATTCATATAAGTATTATAGGTTATTATTTTTTAACGTAGCGAAAAGTGTTTATAAAGCAAAAATTTTTATATTAAAATACTTATGATTCTTCTTTTGTGTCTTCAACTTCTTCTACATTTTCTACAACTACTTTTTCAACTACATTTTCAACTACTTTTTTTACTTCTTCTTCAATATCTTCTACATTTCCTATGTCTACTTTTTTCCTACATACAGGGCATGTATCATTATGTTCTTCTAACCAAGGTAAAATACATTCAGAACAAAAAGAATGACAACCTAATAAAGTTATCTCTCTGTCATTATCTTTCTCAAACTGCATCAAACATATAGCACATTTTGATTCTAATAGTAAATTTAAATCAGGACATTCATCTGTTAACTTTACTTTTTTTAAATTTGATATAACTTCTTTAGATGCAGGATGGTTATATATAGGTGTTTCCCATGATTGATTTAAATAAGAGTGAAACTCATCAGATACTAATAATGTTTTTAGTATTTCTATAATTTTAGATTCATCAAGTTTATTTTCTGTTGAATGTAAAGTATCCCATATAATTCTAAAATCAAGACCATTTTGCATGTCCATCGTATCTTCAATAACATCCAATTCAGTATTATTTTCAATTAATTTATCTCTATTCGAGTATGTAGTTAGAATATTACTTGTTATTTTATTAATTATTAATGGTATAAAGTGATCATTTATAACTTTATATATTTCTTTTATACTATCATTATAGTTTGTATTATTTATTTTTAACTCTTCTAAATTCTCTCTAGGAATAAATCTAATAATAGTATCATTATTATAACTTAATAGCTTAGCACATGTCAAAAATGCTTTAGAATCACAAAAAATACAATGATGAGGTGTATTATTTCCTATATTGTATAATAGTTGACATACTAAATCTTTTATATTTTTCGGTTTTTGATGTGAAGCAGCCAGCGTAGAATTTACCAATTCAAATAATGATGTCATCATATCTTCATTTTGATTTGCAATTGCATTATTTATAATTTCTAAATTTGTCATACCTAATTCCTTATCTTGATAATATAATCCAACTGCTTTATCAATATCATTGTTTACTATTTTTAAGTACTCTTGGGCACTAGACCTATTTGAGTCTGTTAGATTCATAAATTCGTCTTCTAGTGGATTAACTATTAGTTCAGTATCATCTTTCAAATTGGTATCACATATATCACAATTTGTATTAGTACTACTATTTAGAAATGTACATTCAGGGCAAGGTATTTTTTCCATTAATGTTATATTATTTTATGAATTATTATTATATATCAATTTTTATTTTAAGAAAATCTTTGCAAGATTTTCTTAAAATAAGTTACTGGTTATCAGAACGAGTTTGCTTAGCAAACTCGTCCTGATAAACCAATTTTTATATATCAATGAGAGTTTTGCATAGCAAAACTCTCATTGATATCTAAGTTTTACCAGGGTACTATTCTTTTCGCCTTGGCGAAAAGAATATCCCTGCCAATTTTTATTTTAAGAAAATCTTGCAAAGATTTTCTTAGAATAAGTTACTGGTTATCAGAACGAGTTTGCTTAGCAAACTCGTCCTGATAAACCAATTTTTATAACCTAGTGAATTTCTTTGAAATTCACTAGGTTCTAACGGTTAAAAAGTGAAACGAAAAATTAAATTTTTTCGTTACACTTTCCAATTTTTATATATCAATGAGAGTTTTGCATAGCAAAACTCTCATTGATATCTAAGTTTTACCAGGGTACTATTCTTTTCGCCTTGGCGAAAAGAATATCCCTGCCAATTTTTATTTTAAGAAAATCTTTGCAAGATTTTCTTAGAATAAGTTACTGGTTGTCATAATAAAACTTTCATTGCGAAGCATATAGTATTGTTAGATAGCCATTACTGCGTAAAAAGCTATTTCGATCTATTTGCGAAGCAAAAACACGGATGTCTTTAACTTGGTATACAAATACTCAAAAAACAGGAACTTATTCAACAATATAACTAATTATAGATTAATCGTATGGAGCATATTAAGATTATTACAACTTTAACAAACAGTTGCATATTTTCTAATATATATTATATGGTGTTAAATAAAAATATATTAAATTTTTTTTTCCAAATTAAACAATTAGCAGGGAGTAGTAGTTCAGGCGCAGCTGAAGAAGAATCTGATGATGGATTCACTACTGTTATGGATAAGAAGTCCGTTAGAGAAGAAAGGAAACGTCAATTCGAACAAAATAGAGAAGACATGCGACATCAACAAGAAGAAGAAGAAATGCGACGTCAGGATGAGGAAGGAGAAATGCGACGTCAACAAGAAGCAGAAGAAAGGCGGCGTCAAAAAGAAGAAGAAGAAGAAGAAAAAAAGCGACAAGATGAAGCTTCCGCAGCAGAAGCTCGAAGAATTCGTATTGAAGAATTAAGAGACTTAATTTCTGAAACGAACTTTGTAAAAATAAATAGAAATCTTATTGTCGACTTTGAAGTTGACAGGTACAATATAATGCAAAGTTTCTTAGATAACATTACAGATTTGCGAAAGCCAATATTAAACTCGGAAAACTATAATGTTAGGTTCAAAGGTGAAAGTGGTTATGGTAATGGAATTAGAGAAATATTTAACACTCTTATGTCAAATTCTCTTCACACACCTCAGAACGTTACACAAATACCATATTTTCTACTAAAAAATAACTATTTACATTTTAATCCTGATAATACACATTGGAAAGGTTTCGAAATATTAGGACAATTTTTTGCTCATTCACTAATTACAAATAAACAATTAAATGCAAGATTACATCCAATAATATTATATTGTTTAACTCATACAAAGTGTGGGGTAGAAGGCGATATATTAAATAGATATGATCATTTATTTTATAAAAAAATAATAGACATTTTTAAAGGGCGTATAACAAAAACGAAAAAAAATAAATTAGAACTATTGCATATCGCAAATACAAAAATGATTAAAAAATATAATATACAAGATTTGGATAATAGAGTAAATTCTGACTTTTTTAATAATTGGGAAACTGTTAGAAATGTCATGGAAAGCTATGAACCAGGATCATTTGATAATGATGTTCCTCGCTATTTATGGGGTTTAACAGATAATCCCAATGAATGGCTATCTGATCCTATGACAAAACTTTGTTTCGAGTCGCCAAATTTTATGTGTGAAGATCCAACTTACTTATCATCTAGACGCGAAAGAGAACGAGATATATCAGCCGGTGTAGACCATGATCGTGAGAAAGCAATTCAAGTGGCTTTTATACATAGAAATTTTTTAATTAATTTTAATGTATTAACAATATTGATATATAGTAGACATAGACAATTAACCCATTTTTTAAATGGATTTTTTTCTTTAACTCATCCTGATTTTATGCGTCAGATATCAATGAATGAATTAAATGAATTAATTGTAGGCAAGGAATTTGTTAATATTGATGAATTTTTAGATTTAATAACAATAGTGGGGCCAAATACTGATGATGGTTTGATAGATAATAAAAATAAAAATGAAATAGAGACCGAAATAAAAGACATAATTAGACAATATGCAATCGAAGATGATAAATATTTAAATGAAATGGTATATCTAATATCGGGTCGTCGAAATTTACCATTCCCTAGTGTTGCTAGACCTACACTTTCTTTTAATATAGTTAGGATGGGTATTGAGTCACATACATGTTTCCTTGCAGTTGACTTTCCTAAATATGTTAATACAGAAACTATCAAACTAAATTTACAAAAGGAAACTCTAATAGCTGCAAGTAATGCAAGAGTACAGGACGGTGGTAGTTATCGCGAAAAATATATTAAATATAAAAATAAATATATGGAATTAAAAAATAAAATAGTATAAAAATTATTATAACTCTTTTATAAATTCATTATATTCATTTTTAGTTAGAAAAGAATGGTTTGATATACACTCACCTGTTTTTATTTTTACAAGCCATCCTTTATCTAATGGCGAATTATTTACAATAATAGGTAATTCTTCTACATGATTATTTATATAAATAACTTGACCTGATATAGGCGAAGTTATTTCAGAAACTGCTTTAATTGACTCAATATTTATTATCAAATCATCTTTCTCTATTTGTGTTCCAATTTTAGGAAATTCAATAAAACATATATCACCTATTGAGTTCGATGCAAATTCAGTAATACCAATTGTCCATAAATTATTATTAACTTTTATATATTCATGAGTCTTTGTATACCAAGTTGAAAATACTCGTTTATTAAGATTGTTAATTATAGATTTAACTATCATATTAAATATTTTTAAAATATTTGTTTAACACCATTTTTATATATCGAAACTCTTTGATATCTAACGGTTAAAAAGTGAAACAAATTTTTCACTTTGTGAAATTATAGTTACACTTTCCAATTTCTATTTATGTTTGTTTACACTATGTGTAAACAAATGGTGCTAAGTTTCTGCCATTTGCGTATTTGCAAAGCAAAAAAGCAAAAAGAAATAGATAGTCCAGCCAATTTTTATTTTTATATAACAAGTTTCTGGTTATATTTTCGCTTTGCAAACTTGTCCTGATAAACTAACTGTCATATTAACAATTATATCATTAACCATCATTTTATATTGTTGGTTCTATAACGAACTCTTACATATACAGTATTTGATGATATTTCTTCTTCTCCAACTACTAATATTAAATTACATTGCAAAAGCGATGTTTTACTTATTTTTTTTGATCGCCTAGATATTTATGGTGTCTTGACGATATCCCTAATTTGTAAGTCATGTCAAATATTGACACTTTTATTCGATCCGGTAAATATATTCGTTAATAACTATTTAAAGTTGTTTTAATGATTTATATTAAATATATGAATTTAACTAGTCGTTTGAAAAAAATTTTATACACGCATCCTGAAAAAAAAATTTTGGGATATAAAAAAAATAATCAATGGAATTGGGTAACTCGAGACGAATTAAAAAATAAAATAGGTTATTGTGTTGAATTATTGCATTATAATGGGTTAACAAAAAATGATAGAGTAATGTTTAAAGGAGATAATAGTGTAAATTGGGTGGCATGGAATGCAGCAGTTAATTCACTTGGTGGTATTTTTGTACCACTTTACAATAATCAAAATGATCAATATGTAAAACATATTATTGATGATTGTGACCCTAAATTTTTTGTTACTAATGATACTACATTTCATAACGTAATTATTTTACGTGATGTAATAGAAGATACAAAATATATTATGGATATACCTGTTATAAACAATCAAAACCAAATATCTAAATTAATTTACACTTCTGGTACTACTGGAAAACCTAAAGGGGTTATGATAACACACGAAAATATTTTATCAAATATTTCAAATCTAGAATCTACTTTTCATGATTTACAAAAAGATAAAGAATATACCACATTAAATATCCTTCCATGGGCACACATATATGGATTAACTACTGAACTTTACTACAATATGTTAAACAATAATAAAATAGCTATTTCATCTGGTCCACAAGAATTTGTAAACGAATTGCGTGAAATCAAACCTGATTTATTATATATTGTTCCGCGTGTATTAGTAACTATCAAAGCACGTTTAGAGATGTTTGATAAACCCATTATACAGTTAATACTACCAATCATCATCAAAAAATTATTTGGTGGAAATTTGCTTACTATTTTTGTAGGTGGTTCTCAATTAGATGAAACAACGAAAAGATTTTATGAAAAATATAATGTAAATATTTGTGAAGGATATGGTTGTACAGAAACTAGCCCTATGGTAAGTGTAAATCATATGTATAATCCACGTAATACTGATTCTGTTGGTCAAATATTAGACAATGTCGTTGTAGAAATTATTAATAATGAAATATGTGTTTCAGGGCCTTCTGTAATGAAAGGATATTGGAATAATATCAAAGCTACAGACGAGGTTATTATTCCATATAAAGATAGATATTTTTATAAGACTGGAGATGAAGGAGAAATCAAAGAAGGGTTTTTATACTATAAAGGGCGTATAAGTGAAAATTATAAATTATCAAATGGTAAATTTGTGAATGTAGATGAAGTAGAAAATATAATCAAGCAATATATTTCACAAAGTTTTATTGTTTATGGTAATAGTAAAGACTATAATATCATTATTTGTGAAGAAAAATGTAAAATAACAGAAAAATTATTAAAGAAAATTAATAGTTCATTGGATTCTTATTTACGTATTAAAAAAATATTATATTTAAATAATGGTACATTTCAAGAATTTATGACACCAAAAATGTCTATCAAACGAAAAGAGATTGAAAAAACATATGAAAAAGACATTGAAAATATGTATAAATTATAATAAAATGAATGTACCATTACTGTTTATTGGTATAAATAAAATTTCATCCAATCAATCAAGTACTAACAATTCGATTATTTATAGATATTAATATTAGTATCTTAAATCATGTCGAACTAACTATTAATAGGGTGTTCTTCATTTTTATTACTCAAATAAATACTCCGTATAGGTATTAGACATGACTGTCATTTTGGCAATCACGTCACTAACCGTAATTTTATATTGTTGTTTTCTATCGCGAACTCTTACACATACAGTATTTGATAATACTTCTTCCTCCCCAACTACTAATATTAAATTATATTGAGAAAGCTGTGCTTCTCTTACTTTTTTACCAAGTGTATGTGTACTATCATCAACATCTACGTAAAATCCAGCATTATGTATACTCTGTTGTACATCACATGCATACTCATTAAACTTTGGGTCAATTGGTACTATCATACATTGACGAGGTGATATCCAAAAAGGCCATTTACCCGCCCAATGCTCTGTTAATACCGCTGCCATACGTTCAACCGAACCTAACATTGCACGATGTATCATCACAGGTCTTGCAAAAGAATCATCACCTTCACCTCCTTGTGTTTTATATTTCAAATCAAATCTTATAGGTAATTGAAAATCCAATTGTACTGTTGCACATTGATGAATACGATTCATTGCATCAAATACTTTGATATCAATCTTTGGTCCATAGAAAGCACCATCACCAGGATTAACTTTCCAATTACCTTGACCTGCAAACTCATCCAGGGCAGATGATAGTTCAGCTTCTGCTTTATCCCATACACACTTTTCACCTAGAGCCTTTTTTGGTCTTGTTGATAACTCTAATTTGTACGTCATGCCAAATGTAGTATATACAAATCTCATAAAATCAAGTGCTCCTAATACCTCCGCTCTAATTTGATCATCTCTGCAGAATATATGAGCATCATCTTGTTGAAATCGTCGAACTCGTGTTAATCCTGTGAGTGCACCAGATAACTCGTTACGATGTAATGTGCCAAAGTCTGCAATACGCATGGGTAGTTCTTTATACGAACGAATACAATTACCAAATAGTAGACAATGACATGGACAATTCATTGGTTTCATACCGAACTCTTGTCCTTCTACGTCAAAGATAAACATACTATCACGGTAATGTTGTGCATGTCCTGATTGTTCCCATAATTTTAAATTAAATACATTTGGTGTTATGACCTCTTCATACCCACGAGACCAATATTGTTTCTTAATAAAGTCAATCAGTTTATTATAAATACGCGCGCCATGTGGTAACCAAAAACAACTACCAGGTGATAATTGATGAAAGAAAAATAGTTCTTGAGATGTACCGAGTACTCGATGATCTCTCTTTTTAGCTTGTTCTTGGAATAATTTCCATTCTTTTAACATCTTGGTATCTGGGAATGCAATACCATATACACGTTGTAATGGATCATTTGTTACCTGCCCTAACCAATTAGTAGATGATGTTTTAGTAGCTGCAAATGCTTTAATCTTTCCAGTATTAATAATGTGTGGTCCCATACACAAGTCTATAAGCGGTCCGCATTTATATACGGTTGTTAGTGAACCATCGGGTACTTTATTTATTATAAGATTAACTTTGAATGGATTAGAACTAAACATTTCAAGTGCTTGTTCTTTTGATATAACTAAACGTTTGAACTCGTGTTTTTGTTTGCATATATTAGATGCATATGATTCAATCATCTTGAGATCCTCATCAATGATTGATATGTTACCCATATAGCTATCATAATAAAAACCATCTTTTAATGATGGGCCGATCGTTAGATGGGAACCAAATACACCTTCTATTGCTGCGCCTAAGACATGAGATGAAGAATGCCAAAATACATTCTTTGCTTCTGGGTCATTAAAATTTAACAATAAAAGTTTGCAGTCTCCAATTAATGGACGACACATATCCCATAACTCTCCATCATCCAATTGTTCATTTTCATCATCTTCATCACATGCTACAATAATATCTGTATCAAGCTTTGTAGTATAAACTACTTTTGCAATAATAATTGATTCAGCTAATCCTTTTGAAATACTATTTGCAATATCCAACGGTGTTGTTTTAAATGCAAATCCATGCTTTATATCTCCATTTGGAAGAGTGATTGTAATTTCTGTATCTGGTAAAGTAGCAATTGATAATTCTTTTTCTGCGTACCAAAGTTCAAATAAATCTGTACGTTTACTAAAACATTTAAGATCATTACTGCGAATGAACTCTCCTCCAATCAATCCGGTACTAACCATTCGGTTATTTTGTGGTTCTATTATATTATTTATAGACATTATTAGTATTAATATTATTAGCATCTTAAATCATTTTTATTTTATAAAACAATAATAGATAAAAGAACAAGTAAATAAATAATAATTATTTACTTATTTACAATTACTTCCATCTTCATAACATGGATAATTTAATTCAGTCCATGTATCTGGTGTTGCCCACGCACAATCTTTTTCTAATCCTAGTTGACCCATCTTAATTCGCATGTATCCCATTTCTCCAAAATATTCGCCCCAGCTATTTCTTACTATCCAATAACCGGAACCATCTTTAAAATCACCCCATCCAACAATTGATATTACGTGATTAATCATACTTATTTCTCGTGGATTATCAAATATACCACCAATATATTCTAATACAGGTTCGGCATTCATACCACATGCTACTGGTCCATTTTTGTAAATTTCAGCCATAATATTAGAAATACCAGATACAGAACCTGATTTCGATATTGTTACATTTGGATAAAACATAATTGGTTCGCATGTACCATCGTTTGAACTAAAGGTCGAACAAGTCTTACATACATTCTCAGGCGTGCAAGTTGTCATGTCACTTGCCTTTTCACAAAATCCTTCTGTACTTTCACTTGAACAAGCAATATATGTTTGACAAGTATCAAATGGAACACTATTCTTTTTTACAAAATTATATGCACCGTGATGAGAACCACCATGACATGAACCTACAGTTAATCCACCGCAGTTTAGAATAGTTTGTATAGATAGATTAATATCTGTACCTGATGCATTTCTTGCAATTTTAACTCGGTCGGCAAGTGCACTCATTGACCCATGCGCCCAACACGAACCGCAGTATTGTGGGATGTGTTGATTAAGCATTTTAGTTACATATGATTTTCCATCAATATTTCGCCAATCGAAATTTGTGGGAAAATCCATATTTTCGTGTACTGTAGATAAACTTGGTCGTTCATCTGTTGGTATATATTCGTTAAAATATCCGAATGATACTGTTAATAGTGATAATAGTAGTATTGTTTTTAGCATTATATTTTAGTAATATCAATTCTATGCTTATATAAATCAATATTTTTATAACCTACTGAATTTCTTTGAAATTCAGTAGGTTCTAACGGTTAAAAAGTGAAAAATACACTTTCCAATTTTTATATATCAATGAGTGTTTTGCTATGCAAAACACTCATTGATATCTAAGTTTTACCAGGGTACGATTCTTTTCGCCTTAGCGAAAAGAATATCCCTGCCAATTTTTATTTCATATATTTTTTCATCCTATCATAATCTCTTTCTTTATTTCTTGATATCTTCTTATCTCGAAAATTATTAGTTTTAATTGTTTTATAATTTGTATTTACTACTGTTGAATTATTATTTTTACAAGATAAGTTTTGTGTTTTATTGTGTACTTTTGTATTTAATGTTTTTTGATAATTATTATTTATTTGCATATCGCGCAATGACATTATTATATTATATTATATTATTTATATTATCGTAATTCAATATTTTACAACTGATAAAAGAATAATTTTATTTACAATCTATAAGATTATAATCTAAATCAAAGCATCCTAATATACAATCATCATTCTTACACTTATCTAATAAGTGTGTATTCTCCAAAAAGAGTGAAAGTGTTGTATTAAAAAATGTGTTTTCATCTATATTATTCTGTTCTTGCATACATGAACCATGTTTCGTCCACTCATGTTGCCATAGTGTATTATCACAACTATGCCAGTATTTATCCATATCTGTTAATAATTTACCTGTTGGTTCTACATACGAAACATATTTGCAATCTTCTGGATATGCAGTACTATTTATTTGAGGCCAGAGTCCATGAATCATATACTCTGTACTACACCATTTTTGAACTGCTAGTTCATAATAGTTATATATGTTAGTTGAATCTACCAGACTAAAACCTGCTAATATTATTATTAGTTTTGATATCATTATATATTATTTTAGATATAATATAAGTTCTAAATAAATTATATTCATTTTTTATCAAATTTAAAAATAATATTAACAGATCAAGATATATATGAAAATAAATTTGTATATGATGCTGAAACAATAGAATGGAACATTATTCATTCAGGTTTAAGTTTAAGAGTATTAGTTAAAAATCAGAAATTGACACCATATATTTGTGCTAAATATGTGGTGGTTGGCGGAAGAAACGAAATGTATGCAGATTGTACAGAAGATGCTTGGATTAGTACAGAAGACCTTATAAATTATCAACCACATATCACAATGAATGAAATGCATGAAGCTCATGATATAGCAACTAAAGAAGATTGTCTGGAAGATGAACGTGATATAATGTTAAATAAATAAAATATTGATTTATATAATTATAATTTTATTAGTACTACAATATAATGCTATTAAAATTATCTATAAAACTTTTTACCTTGTGTATTGTTCTTACAAATGTATTATCTGACAATACGTGTAATATTCTATCTCTAAGTGGTGGCGGTTCATTTGGTGCAGTTGAAGCTGGTATACTAAAAGATTTATTTTCTAAAAAACTAATTGATAATGAATTTGATATTATAACAGGAATTTCTGCAGGTGGACTCAATGCTGGATTTATATCATCTTCCATGAATATTTCAAATACAGTTGATGATCTAATCTATATATATCAAACTCTTTCAACAAATGATATATATAAAAAAGACCATGTATTAGAAATATTTAAAACGTGGGGGTATTACGATACATCTCCACTTGAAAAAACAATTACAAAAATCTTATCTGAACAAACTAAAATTACGGATAGTATATTACCTATAACTTTAATAGGAGCGTCTAATCTAAATCTAGAACAATTAGATGTATTTAGATATGATTTATTGCCATTAGATTCACAAATTGATGTTCTAATGGCAACCTCTGCAATTCCTATGCTATTCCCGCCTAGACGAATGGGTGATTATATATATATTGACGGCGGTGCGATTGAGAATGAAATGATATATCAAGCAATGGGTCAGAAAAAATGTAACTATTATAAATATGTCTTTATTAGCGCTAGTGATAAAAGTGTTGATAATAAGAAAATTACCTCTTATAAAGATTATTTAAAATCGGTAGTTGGATTAGTTTTTGATACATTTGATTATCAATTAGCCGGAATGAAAAATAATTCTTGTTCCTACCCACAGGGTATAATAAAGGCTTGTTTTCCTGATAACGATATGTTAACAGGGTATAGTATTCTCGATTTTGACCACGGGAAAGAACTAGTTGATATTGGCATGAACCATTACTCATGTGAAGATATTAAACTATGTTAATACAATGTTTATCAAACGGTTAAAAAGCGAAACTAAATTAGTTATTTAAAATGGTAATCTTTATTCCCAACCAATACATATTTTTTAAAATATTTCTTATAATTTTCTAATAAATAATTAGGTAAATTTTTCATTTGGATAAATTCGTCTAATTGTTTTTTTGTTGATTTTTTAATCAAATACTTAACAAATTGGTGTATTGCATCTGTAGATTGAGCACTCCAAATAATTGATTTAACTTCTTTATCTTCATCAAATTCTTTCCATTTTTTCATTATTTCATTTGATTTTGCTTTATTCGTTTTCATACTACTCGCTATTAATTTATGTTTTCCATCTTGATAAATTACAATAATTTGACCTAAAGATAGAGGAACCCACCATTTATAAAGCTTATTAATTAACTTTTCGTAGAACGGGTCTTTCTTCTTCCATCTACCATCTTTCTTTACCCACATATTACCATCTAACCCCTTCATTTCAGTTCCTTCCTTTTCACCTGAAGCACAATAACCTAACCCTTTCGGTGACGGTTCTTTGCCTGTATAAGTTTTTTTTAGATTATTTTTACAATAAAGCATTTTTTGCTGATACACTCTAAATTTAGAATACGAGTTGATCTATATTCATTATATTACCGGAAGATATTTTGTCGCATATACCATTTACAAGTATTGCTATAACTACGCTAATTATTGATGCTAATTTAATATTAAATGAACCAATGTCTATTGTTTGTACTAATTTATCAAACATAAAGTATTCCATAATATATGATCGTATATATGTATTCGAGCTGTGTAATAATAAACATAAAAAAACTATACCGATACCATGAAATGTAAATAATTTTTTTAAATAAATATTATTCATATATATATGAATAATATTTAATTTTCTAATAGATAAATAAATAAATTATTAATTATTGTATAATTAATCTACTTCACTAATACTAGGACCTTCGTCATGCATTTCACCTTCAGGTGGTACAGGGGGCATACCACCGGGCATACCATCCATACCTTCAGGCATACCACTGGGCATACCCTCAGGCATATTGGCTTGATATGCCTTTTGAACAAGTGGCATTAAAATTCCTTCAACCTCGGTGTGTTTAGTATCATAATCTTCCTTTGTTCGAGTAGAATCATCTGCAGATTCTAACCAATCAATACATTCTTGAGTTGTCTTGTCAACCATCTCTGCATCGTCTCCAAGTGTAGTCTTCATCTTTTCATCACCAATCATTGTGTTTCTAACAGAATACACATAGGTTTCAATCTTATTTCTAGATTCAACTTTATCCTTGAGTATAGTATCTTGTTCCTTGAATTGTTCTGCTTCAGCAACCATCTTATCAATGTCATCCTTGGATAGACGATTACTTTCATTGGTAATTGTGATCTTTTCACTCTTACCTGAACTCTTCTCCACAGATGAAACACATAGAATACCATCGGCATTTACATCATATGTAATTTCGATCTGGGGAATACCACGGGGCATTGGTGGGATACCAGACAGTTGGAATTCACCTAGTTTATTATTATCTCGAGTCATTGGACGCTCACCTTCAAATACTTGAATTGTTACACCTGGTTGATTATCAGATGCAGTACTAAAAGTTTGTGTCTTTTTAGCAGGTACAGTTGTACCTCTGGGGATAAGATTAGTCATCATACCACCTGCAGTTTCAACACCAAGAGATAAGGGTGTTACATCTAGAAGAAGAAGTTCACTTGTCTTATCGTCAGTATTTCCTGAAAGAATTGCTGCTTGAACTGCAGCACCATATGCTACAGCTTCATCTGGATTAATACTCTTACAAAGTTGTTTTCCATTGAAGAAGTTAGATAGTAATTCTTGTACTTTAGGAATACGAGTAGAACCACCAACTAATACAATATCATGAAGCATACTTTTACTCATCTTTGCATCCGTCAGTACTAGTTCTACAGGTGCAATACACTTGTTAAATAATTCCATGCACAAATTTTCAAACTTAGCTCTTGTTAGTACTGAAGAAAAATCAATTCCTTCAGCTAGACTATCAAGTTCAATTGTAGCTTTTGTTCCAGAAGAAAGAGCCCTTTTAGCAGCTTCTGCTGCTGTTCGAAGTCTACGAATAGCGCGCTTGTTATTAGAAATATCAATATTATGCTTTTTAGTAAATTCTTTTGATAGATGTTCTGTAATAAGATGATCAAAGTCTGACCCACCAAGATGAGTATCACCTGCTGTTGCCTTTACTTCAAATACACCATCTTCAATCGTTAGAAGTGAAACATCAAATGTTCCACCTCCTAGATCGAAAATTAAAACATTTCGTTCACCTTGTGTTGTTTTATCTAAACCATATGCAATCGCGGCTGCTGTTGGTTCATTAATCATACGAAGTACATTAAGACCGGCAATTGCACCTGCATCTTTAGTTGCTTGACGTTGTGCATCATTGAAATAAGCAGGTACAGTAATTACTACATCATTAATCTCTTCACCGATATATGCACATGCTATTTCTTTCATCTCTGTTAGAATCATTGCAGATATTTCTTCGGGTGTAAAGTCTTTATTCTCATTGTTATATTCTACTCGAATCTTTGGTTTGCCATTATCATTAATTACATCATATGAAAGAGTTTTCATTTCTTTTTGTAGAAGAGGATCATTAAATTCTCTACCAATTAATCTCTTTGCATCGTATACTGTATTAGTAGGATTCTGTGCAGCACTATTTTTAGCAGCATCACCTATTAGTCGTTCAGTACCACTGAAACCAACATAAGAAGGAGTTGTTCTATTTCCTTGTTGATTTGCAATGATATCTACACTACCATTTTGATATATGGATACACATGAGTATGTTGTTCCAAGATCGATTCCAATTGCTTTTTTACCAGACATTATAATAAAAAGATTATGGTTCTATAACTTTATAAATCAATTTTTTTTTCAGAATATATTATTTTATTCTTACCTGTTTGGCGTATATCTATTATATTAACTGTATTATCTATTGTATCAATAGTAATATAACCATTTCTTGAAAATATCTTTTTTGATATATTATTAGACAATGAATAAACACATGAACCTGATCCAGAAATAACTTGTTTTAACAAATAATTTTCACTAGTTACATCTATTATTTGTAAATTATGATCATGTCCAGAAAAATAATAACTAACATTATTCTTTTTAAATATTGGAAATAATTTCTTGAATAACATCTTATTAATTCCATATATACCAAAAGATATAATCGGATAATGACCTATTACTATCTTTGTTCTTGTTGATTTTGATAGTTCGTCATCTAACCAATCTAACATTTTTTTTGAATATTCTAAAGGTTCTTCTTTAAGTTTACTTTTAATAATATTGTAATTGAGATTCGAATATTCAGGAGTTATAACACTGGTATCTATAAAAAAAAGATCATAATCATCAACAGTCTTTTTATAATAATTACTATCCATATTCCAATTATTTGATTTATACTCGATCTGTGCATTTATACTTCCTAAATAATCATGGTTACCCAAAACTGAATATGTAACTATAGGGATATTTAAATCATTGAATTTTTTCCAATCAATGTCATGTATACTTTTAATTCCATTAGGATAAAAATTATCACCTAATAAAACTATTATATCATTGCTATTTGAATTATTTATAATATTTTTAAAAATGGTTGATGTTATATCATTATATCCACCAATATCACCAACAAAATTTATTTTCATAGTATTAAGCTATAGTTTTTATTTATAGAAACTTTTGCGCGAGTTTATATTATTGAAGATGAATAGTTTTCTCTATTTCATCGTAAAATCCATTCGTCTTACTAAATTCTTTTATTTCTTTATACGTTTCATTATAATCCACTAATAATTTATCCATGAATACTATTCCTTGAAACATATATAATATAACAACAGGTAGTTCTAATTTAAACATTGATGCATTACTTATTATTTTTATTATTATATCTTTATAAATCATATTTGTATGTTTATTATTATTTAAAAAATGTATAGATTCATTCATAAATTGAATAATATCTGCATTACTATTACGATTAATAAATGATAAATATTTTATAATATTTATTGGATCCGGTCTTAGTAAATTAACAGTTAATAAATTTTTTAATTTTACAAAATGTTCTGTATCTTCAATTGATCCCATTAAACCAGTATCTAATATATGTAAAACTACATTATTCTCATTATTTAAAGTAACTAAAAAGTTTCCAAAGTGCCAGTCACAATGGAAAAAATTATTTATTAACATTAAATAATAACTTAAATAAAGTAACTTGATAAGTTCATTTTTGTACATTGGATGTTTATCTAAAAATATGTCTACTGGTAATCCTATTATAAATTTAGATAAATGATAATCATTATTACTATAAAATATATCTATTACTTCTACATTTTTAATATTCTTAAAAATATCTTTTAATCTTAAACTATACTCTCGTTCTTTATTTAAATTTACTTGAATCATACTAAAGTTGTAATATTCATCAAAATTAAATGGAAATGGTATATCCGAATAATATAATATATTATTTAAAATATCAAATGAATTTATTAGTTTAGTTTTAATATTTGGATGTAACTTCTTTGTTATAATATTATTATTATTCTCGATACATCCAATTGTTCCATCAGCCATATAAGTATCTTCTAAAGAACTTGTATTTTTAAATGATTGAAATATTTTTATAAATATCGTACCACCTATGAATTCTATAATTTTTAAAAAAATAGTAAATTCAAGCACTAAATATAGTTTAAAAAATATTATAATTAATAAAGATTTAATTAAGTTAATCATTAAATATATAATGATTATAATATTTTTCTATAAATATATATAATGAATAAAAATTATTTAATTTTATTAATAATAATCATATCAATTATTATTTACTCGTGTTGGAATAATCAAGAAGATATGGCGGTTGTAAGCGCATCTATTTATTTAAAAGGAGAAAAACTTAAAGAAATATATGATTTAACACAGGATCAACTTGAAAATATACCCATAATTGATCGTAAAGTTATCAATGATCTAAAATTACTAGTTGAAGAAACAAATAATGAAACACTTGAAGAAACAAATGAAGAAACAAATGAAGAAACAGATGAAGAAACAATTGAAGAAACAAATGAAGAAACAAATGAAGAAATACTTGAAGAAACAAATGAAGAAACAAAGAAAAAAATTATTAAACCATTAGACCCAATATGGGAGGAAAAACGAATGCCAAGTGAATCTATACTTGAAATTCTTCAAACAAAAATAAAAGAATGTGGTGTTGATAAATTAAACCTAACTTTAAAAGACATTGTTGGATTACCTAATAGAAAGAAATTTATACAATTACTACCTATTTTAAGAAGTGATATTAAAAATAAAATTAACTATGACCAAATTAAATGTTTCGTATCAAAGTACGACCCAAATAACTTTATTAACATTGTTGAAGTACAAAGTAAATTACCTAGATATCTACCATATAACAATTTAACAATGATAAATTCATTTTTATATCACTTTACACCATATGGTGTATTAAAGTATAGTTTAACACATAACAAACAAGTTGACCTAGATGATAATGTTGTTGTAGCATCAATGGAAGCATCCATGATAAATAATATAAATAAATATAATGATTCCGCTTACATTATTATTCCACTTAAAGGGTCACTCTACCAAATTAAAAATGGTCAATTTTTTAATATAAAAACAGGTGATAATGTTGATATAATTTCTATAATTAAACGTAGAAATAAAGCAAAATTACAAGATTTAAAACAAAAAGAACTACTGTCTGAAAAACAATTAATATTAAAAAATAAAGATCTAGTTGACGAAGAAGATGAATCATATTATAAATTCCACGATGAATACATTTACTACAAAAATAAGTATTTAGATCTAAAAACCAGACTTGATTCAAATAATATAAATGACGAGATAGAAGAAGAAGTTCAACCTGATATTCAAGTAGAAGATGAAGAAATTAAAAATATTAAAAATAAACTAATATCTCAAAAAGCTGAATTGCCAGAAAAATTTTTTAGAAGAACACTTTATGTTATTAATTATTCAAAAGATATGTATATTATTAAACCAACAAGAGTAATACCTAATAGAGGATTAGGTAAAAGTGTAAATAATATTATTAAAAAACACGATATTGTTATTAGAGGGGTTATGCCACATTTTTATAATGGTAAAGATAAAAAGTTTCATGTTGATTATTTATTCCTATGTAGTTCTAATTTTTATTTTACCTTTTCAGATGGTCAGCTTTCAAAACTATCAGATTTTAGTAAAGATTACAAATTTGTTTTTACAAAGAATTTAAAATATGAATTATCATGTGAAGAATACAAAACTATATTAGATCAATTAGTCCAATCTAATAAAATATCTATTTCTAAGAAAAATAAAATATTAAATAATATGAAATGTTTTGATGACAGTATAAACCCAATTGATGAAAGCGTAAACCTAATTGATTAATATTATAAATTAAATAGTATTTTCAAAAGCTTTGTTCTACCATCAGTACGTAGTAATGATAATATTTCAGGATTATTTATTTTCCCGTTAATTAGCGAAAATAAACTATCCACTGTATTTTCATCTTTAATACACCCATTTTTTATATCTTCAAGATGAAATACTACTATATTATTATTAGCAATAATTGCATTAAAACCAGAATCAAGTATAATAATATTTGTATTTTTAGTTCCATTATTAATTAATTTTAAAATCTTGCTAATAGTTCGTTGTTTAATTGTATTATAACCTATTCTAAAAAACATTTTCGGTATTGCATAAGACCATATGTTAATATCATATGTATATTCAATTGGCAAAATGAAACCATATTTACCAAACTTTACGTTTTTAATCCAAGGATCGATTATTATAGTATTTATTGTTTTGCTCCAATTATTAGATTGAGTTCCGATTTCTTTAAACTTTGTTTTCCAACTTGATGAAAAAACTTCTGTAAATAATGGAAAAATATCATTTCTCATTTTACCCCTTCTTGACCATTTTGGGGTTGTATCAAGAAAATATGGAATTTTATATATTTCAGCAAACCGTAGTATTTCACTTTTCCGATAACTCAATAAAGGTCTATAAATATTTACATTATTAATATTACTAATATGTTTCATTACTTCTATATCTAATATATTATGTCCACGCATTGAATTAGTAAATATATTTTCAATAATGTCATCTTCGTGGTGTCCAACCATAACACCTTTGCAATTAAAGTCAGATATTATTTCTTTATAGGAATTATATCTAATATTTCTTGATTCATCTTCAAAATCACTTCTTTTACTTCCAGCTATCAAACATCTTTTATTGTCTTGATAGTCACAATGAGTACCAGATATATTTTTAACATTGAAATAAACATTTTTATATGAACTACAATATTTTTCAATAAAATTAGATTCATCTAAACTCTCTTTTCTCAAATTATAATTAATTGTAGAAGTATAAATATTAAATGGTTTATATAATTGTAATCGAAATAGTATAGAAACGATTACCATCGAATCAACGCCACCAGACAGTGATACTATTACCCCATTTTCATATAAGTTATTATCTTCCATAAATGTTTTTATTGTTTTTACTAAAATATCATCTAATGATATTTCTGATATTATTTCATCTCCAATAGAATATTCTTTGGGATGTTCTAGAAGATACATATAGTTAGTATCATTTTTATAAAAAATGATATTAAATATTTTTAAGAATTCTATTATTATATTTAGAAAATAGTTCATACTATATTATATTTTAAGATATTATAGTAGTTAATCAATTTTTATTTGCAAATCAAAAATTATTTCATTAAATATCAATATGTTGTGGAACAGATGGTAATTTAACAAATGAATAAGTATTTAATATATTCTGAAAATTTTTATCGATATTTGATAAAACTAAAATATATGTATTCTGAATTGTGATATTCTTGTATAAATGAAAGTTATGATCTAAATAAGTAAATTTATTCTTCGATACCATTAATTTTGCTTTAAAAAATTTGCTACTAAATATATCATTTATTGATGTAAAATCATCATAATCAATTACAGGTAGTCTACTCTTTTCAGGATATGAATATTTCATTATCGTTCGGCCTAAATTATCCCATATTGGAATTGTAATTATAAAAGTTAATTCTCTATTATTATTATTGGCATCTTCTATAAAATTTAATATTTTATTTATTCCATTATCCATTACCTCTTTTTGATATGGTGGATTAAACCCATATACACCAGATAATGGTTTTAAATTAAAAAAATTTCCGCATGAACCAAAGTATTTCTCAACGTCGTAATAGATTGAACAAAAATTTTCTGATGTTGCATTAATTGCGGAAGCAAAACATTCATAGTCTAATCCGAAATCAAGTTTCATTTGATCTAAAATATGTGGTAGAACACCCAGTTGATTATTATTTGAACCAAGTAATTGATATCGATATATTACTATCCAAATATATTCTTCTAACTTTGATTCAGGTCCAGTATATCTACTTTTTAATTTATTATGAATATCTTCAGGTACTAATATATTATTAACTATATTTTCTTGACGTTTATCACGAATTTTAAAAGGAACTTCAATATTGTATTTATAGAATAAAATAGATTTGTTACTTCTCTTTTGATTTATCTTTTCTAGTGTTATATTAAAATAATTTTTTTTATCATTAAAGTAACTACTTTTTTTGTAGTCTTCTAAAAAATTTAATGACTTGCCATATTCTAATATCAAGTTGTCTAATATATTCTTTATTTTATCATCAATGTCTTCCAATGTGGGATCATATTTTACAAAATCTAACAGTGTTAATTTTAAAGATTCAGTGTTAGTAAAATTATTTGGGAAAAAAGGATCTCCCGAAAAATCATATTCTGAATATAATGTAAAGAACCAAGATGACAATAAATTCGTTATTGTTCTTGGGTAAGATTTTTTAATACTAAATATTTTAGTTCCAAAATTTTTCGTACAATGATAAATAAATGATTTTAAAATATTCGCGTATATTTTACCTCTATACAACTCTAATATTGGATTTAATTCATTCTCTTTATTTGGCTTGTAGGAAAACTTTATGTTAGACTTTTCTATTGTTTCCATAATTATTAATAAAAGGTTGTTATCTTCTTATACCTTTGTACAATAAAATTTTATATCTAGATTAATTTATTAAATGATATTAGATAATCATAGTATAATATCAAATTATGATAATCTCGAGATTAATTTTAAAGAACATTTATCCAAAAAAGATTCGATTGTATTTAAAAATTGTTCTAAAATAAAAATAACTATTTCATCAAAGATTAATAAACTTATTTTTATTAAATGTACAGACATAACTGTTAAATGCTCAGAAACTATCGCAGGTATTGATTTAGACAATTGTACAAATGTTGTACTTGTGCCAACTTTCCCATATATATTAAATTATATTGATTGTTATAAAACGTCACTTAAATTATATATTAACACAACGTTTGATTTAGATAATATTTTTAAAATAAATAATATATTTAGTATCATTAAAATAATTAATATAGACTAAAAATATTCTTAAAATAATCAATAATATCTATCTACCATTCATAATATGAATTGTATATGTATTTAAGTCGGACTTACGTTGAAAAAACTTTACAAATGTATTACCATATTTTTTGGCATAATACTCAGATACTTTTGTCTGAAAGTTTCTATTTCCCATAAATCTTAACTTGGAAAAAGTATAGTCTTTCCCTTCCAAATTAATAACAATACTATCTTCTGTTAAATCTACATATACTTTCTCACCACGCCAATCAGGAACTTGTCCTAATGATGAATCAATTGATTCGTCTATTTCTTTAATTGGTTTACATTCGATTAGTAAATTATCCATACCCATATTCAAAGCGACCCAGTAGTTTGGATCTTTCTCTTCTCTAGGTGCATTTGAATCAGACTTCTTGTAGGATTTCTTATCAGTATATGGTTTACTATCTTCTCTTAGTGCATTTTTATTTTTAAAAGTTCGATCAGATGAAGAATAACTTTTTTTATTACTTGAATTTTCACGTGGCTCATGAACATCAGATGAAGTTTTAACAGTAATTGGAACTTCAATTGTTTGTATTTGTTTCTTAAAAAGCTTTGACCCTTCATCTGGTTCAGTTTTCATTAAAATATTTAAGTATGACATTGATATATATTTATATATTTAATTAAAAGAATAATCAATTTTTCTAATTACTATAAAGTAAATTTAACACCCTTTTAGAGTGATTAACTCTTTGTTTACACCCTTAGATATCATAAACTCAATTAAATCATTAATCTTATCGCCTTGGAAATGTAATGTATAACCTTCTCCTTCTTCATCATTCTTTAGACTACCATTACACCCCTTTGACCTTTTAAATTGTTGCAAATAATTTTTTAATTCGTGCTCTTCAATATTCCATCCTGTAATATAGGTATTTGTTTTTCGCCCTTTTGTTGTTTTCCAAATAGTAATATCTATAGGTAATAGTACAGGTGTATCTTGTTCATTCTCATTTTCAAATGGATTCATGAATATAATTATATTTAATTAACTATTAATTTTATCAATTTTTATTAACCAAATATTTTCTACGAAAATATTTGGTTCCTAACTGTTAAAGAGTGAAACGAATTATACTACGTATAATTCGTTACACTCTCCAATTTTTATTCTTAGAATAAGTCTTTTATATTACCATTACCTCGTCCTGATAAATCAATTTTTATTTTATATAATTAATGTATTTTTAACTAGTCATATTATCATAAAGTAACCAGGTATAAATATCAGCGTTTTTTATTACTACGATAATGCTACAAACTTTTAGATAATATAATTATTATCATTATTATTATTAAACCGTTTAATCTTATTAATAAAAATATTACTTTTTAAATAAGACTCAATTATAGAACTAAAATCAAACTGGAATAGCTCTTTTAACTTTAACTTGTTTAATAATTTTTTATTATTAATCGTTATAGTTGATAAATGTGAATTATTTCTTTTAAGCACTTGAATATTATCATTTTTAAGTATTTCTTTATTATCAGCATATAATACTTCTCGAATTGTAATCTTTTTATTAATCCTATCTACTTTATAAATAATTACAAATAAATCCAAACCATCATCTTGTCTATTTTTATATTCTTCGAAGTTTCCATGTGGTAGTTTTAAATCATTTGGTAGATTATTTATACTTAAACATTTTGATTTTACTTCATATTTTCTTTCACATTTACCACATACTATATCAAGCGACGGCGAGTGATTACCTAACACAGCTAAATTATTAGTATTACATCTTGGACAACAAAAGTTATTACCAATGAAATCTTCCATTATTTTTCCTATATATTTTTTTAAAACAGGTGCTAATAATGCTTCTTGAGGACATTCTCTACATACATGATTACCTTCGCAGAAATAACATTTTTTTAATTTAATATCAGTATTTATTACTTCTGTTTCGGATGTATTATTTTTATTATAAATTCTAGTTAATCCCATTACTGTATTATATTTACTTATATTTAAATATTATTCAATTTTTATATTAATATTTGTAAAGCAAAAAATACTGTTAATAGGGTCTTCTTCACTTTACATAGTATATTGTTTGTACCAATAAATATAGATATTATTGAGTTATCGGTCAACATCTTAATCTTTAATTATAAAAAAAATATCATAAATATCAATAGGTATTTGTCTTGTTGAAGGAGTTGCATTATATATTCTACCATGTCTTCTCTCTATAAATACTGCATTTTCTAGTGTAATTTCATTATCATGTATATTCACACCTGCGTTATTTATAAAACCGACCCACCAACAATTACCAATATAACTTTGGATCATTATTTTAGTACCCCTATTCAAATAATATAGATCATCAAAATTAATATTAACAAATTTACCAAATATTCTAGTTAGAATCTTTTTTTCGCGCAATGTAATCACACTAGATATACCCTTTGGACTATCGATATTAATATTAGTATATTTAGGTATACTATCTACCAGTACTAAATTATTTTTAATTAAATCATTTAGGTTACTTGTTTGCGGTACATTATTTTCTGCGTGTGTATAATCCTGCATAATAAATTAATTAATTGTAAATAGTCATGTATTTTCAATTTTTATTCTTAAAATAAGGTTATCGGTCAGATGTTTTTACCACAGGTAAAAGAGCGGTATCAACACCTTTATTTGTAAATATTGTATTGGTTTCATTAATATCTGGTGTAGTAATAGTTGGTTGTTGATTGTAGTTTCTGGTGGGAAATAGTATTACTTCTCTAATAGAATCTTTATTTGTAAGAATCATTGTCAATCTATCAATACCTATTCCCCATCCGGCAGTTGGGGGTAATCCATACTCCAAAGCCTTTACAAAATGGTCATCTGATGGTGGTATTTCACTATCACCTGCTTCTTTTTGTTTAGCAATTTTATCAAATATTTCCTTCTGAATAATTGGATTATTTAATTCAGTATAAGCATTACATATTTCTTTTCCATTAATGAAAAGTTCAAATCGTTCTGTCTTGGTTGAATCTAATCTATGAGGTTTGGCTAATGGAGACATAATAAGTGGATGATTCATTAGAAAAGTTGGTTGAATACAGTTAGGTTCTACGAATTCACCGACCAAATTATCTACTAATCTATTCAAAGTAAATGGTGGTTCTACTTTAATACCTAATAGGTCGTGTAAATTTTTATATTCTTCGCCTGCATTTACAGAATTTAAATTTGGAAGAACAAATTGTTCATCATTTAATTTAATTCTAATTTCATTTTGTAATTCATCCATCATATCAAGTTGTTTAAATGGTGGTGTAAAATCAATATTATTGCCCATCCATTCGACTGTTGTAGATCCATTAATCTGAGTTACCATATCAACTAACATTTCCTGTGTCATATCAATTAGTTTATAATAATCTGCACCTACCATATAGAATTCACATGCAGTAAATTCAGGATTATGAGTTGTATCAATTGATTCATTCCTAAAATTCTTTCCAATTTCAAAAACTCTATCGAATCCACCAATTACTAATTGTTTTAGATATAATTCAGGTGCAATTCTCATGTACATATCTTGTTTCATCGCATTGTGACGTGTTATAAAAGGTTTTGCTGTTGCACCACCTGCTTGATTAGATAATACAGGTGTTTCCACTTCAATAAAATCTCGTTCTATTAGATAATTTCTCATTTTTGAAATAATCAAATGTCTAGTTTTAAAAATATCTCTAACTTCCTTGTTTAACATCAAATCGAGATATCTATTTGAATATCGAAGTTCTTTATCAACAAGTCCATCATGTAGATGAGGGAGCATATGCAAACAGGGTGCTAGAATTTGCATATCAGTTGGAACTATTGAAAGTTCGCCTTTTTTGGTCTTTGAAATAAAACCTTTTATACCTATAATATCACCTCGATGTATAAGTTCATTAATTCTATAGAATTCCTCTTCTGAATGGAACGAACTTAAATCAGACATAATCTGAAAGTTAACATCATTTGTTAGAATCGTATAAAAATATAATTTCTTTCCAGAAGCCCTTTTTAACATGACTCTACCTATGATTGATTCGTGATTATCTCTTAGTCTAGTACCAGGTTCGATATGATCAAATTCTGATATAATGTTATTAATACTTTTAGTTGTTGCCCAAAAATTAGGATATTTTAATATATCAGTATTTGTACGACTATTATAATATTCGGTTTCTGTTAATGATTGCATATTTACTAGTAATTATATCTATATTATAACGCTATTCTTCAATTTTTATTTCAACTTGGATTTTCTTCGAAAATCTAAGTTGACCTAACTGTTAATAGGGTGTTCTTCATTTTTTTCGTGTAACGAAAAATGAAGAATCACTATCAATTTTTATTTTTAGAAATTACATATAAATAAAGAAATTATAATATACTATAATATAATGGTAAAAATAATTTGTCAAATTAAACCACACAAAGATAGTAATATTAAAACATCATTTGATAAAAAATTACAAATCTATAAACATTCAAAAGAATTGGCACAAATTAATTCTAAAAATAATCTATATGAAACTGAAATAGACCAAATATATGGATATAATTCCAAAGAAATATATAATAATGAAATTAAAAATAACTTGTATAAAAATTTTGGTGTATTTATATACGGTCATTCTGAAAGTGGAAAAAAACAGACAATATTTGGAAATGATAATGTCAGTGGAATTTTTGACATGATGTCAAAAGATTTTGAAAATTCATATGAAATTGAAGCAATCGATGTACGTTATAATGGTACTTTTGATCTTTTGACCGAAAATAAAATAATATTATTTTCCAATGGAACAGAAGATAACTGCTATAAATCAGTTAAACAACAAATTACATCTGAAAATATTAATTATTTTAAAAAAATAATATATGATTCTAGAAATAATGAAATACCAGCTTCTCACCTAATTTTATATATTTACAAAGGTGATAGAAAGTATCATATAGTTGATTTAGTTGGAAATAAACCAGGAATACGTGTATCTAATATAATAAATGATCTTAAAAATATCTTTATTGAATGTTCACTTGCTAAACTAAAAAACTGTTTTCAATATCCTAATAAAATATATATGCCATACGAATCTTCTGATTTAACTATATTACTAAGAGATATTATTATTGATAATGATAATTTAATAATGTGTACAATAAGAGAAGGATGCGAAAACTTTTACGAATCTACAGATACACTGAAATATGTTAACTCTTTATTTGTAAACAAAGTATCAGAAATAAATAATATTAGTCCAACAAAATCATTATTCTTAAAACAAAAAAATATAAAATATGATAAAAAAGAAATTATATCAAATAGAAAACTATTATCGCCCAAAAAATTATTTTCATCAAAATCTGATTTAATTGAAAATGATGATAGATTATCACCTAGAAATATTAACTATCATAATTTTTTTGGAGACAATATAAAACTACCTTCTGATGATGATTTGGAAAACCCATTAACAAATTCACCAAAAAACGGCGATCTTTATTTTTCACCCCCTAAATTATCATCTTATTACGATGAATTAGAGAAATCTCTAATAAATTCACTAATAGATGAAAAAAATGATATACTATTATCCCAGTTATCAGATATAAATAAACTACATAATGAAGATAATTCCGATGAAGATAATTCCGATGAAGATAATTCTGATGAAGATAATTCTGATGAAGATAATTCTGATGAAGATAATTCTGATGAAGATGATAAATATAATACAAAATTATGTAAAAATGAAGATTGCTCTGCTATTAAAACTAATATATTTAGCGAAAAGTGTTCTATATGCACAGGCTATTTTAATAATGATGGACTAAATGATGTTTATTTTTTAGATGAAAATTATGAAAATGGAACATGTTCACTATGTGGTAAAACTACAAATATATGTATAATGAAATTAAATTCACAATATATATGTGTATCAGCGTGTGATCAATCTGATGAATCTGATGAATCTGATGTATCTGATGAATCTGATGAATCTGATGAATCTGACGAATATAACGAATATGACAAATATGGTAATATAATGAAAACATCTGACAGTGATAATAATTTATTTGATAAAAATTATAATTATGACTATGAAAATGACGATGTAATATTAAGTAGTAGTAAAGAAATTATACCAATAACAACACAAGAACCAATTACCACTAAATTACAAGTAAAATCAAGAAGAAAATTAATAGGCATCATCAATAATCTTTTGTATAAAAAAATTGTTTCTAATTATAAAATATTATTAGATGATAATCTATCTGATAGTGACTGTGATAAACTTGTTATTAATACCGCAGCTACATTAGAAGTATGCATACAAGAATTATTTAAAGCACATTAAAACTCGTTATATACACTCAAAAGTTTATTATGGAAATCCTATAACTTGTTTAATAAGTTTCGTCCAATCATTCATCATATGTTCAGTATAACCAGTTAAATTATACACTATACCTAGATGATTTCCCAATGAAAGAACTTTACCATCTTTTTTCATCCAAAAGTTTTTTAATTCAATGTATACCCATGTTATTTGATCTTCTTGTTCTTCTAGATTTGAATCATCCGAATGTATATATAAATAGTCACTTCCATTGAAGACTTCTTTTTTAAATATTAATTTTGGTTCTCTATTGTAGCAAGACATGTATATGTAGATAGATATATTAATTTTTATACATTCACCTTCGGTGAATCATATAAGTCTTTTATATTACCATTACCTTTTACGAAGTAATGGTAATAGGTAATGACAAACTCGTCTTATTTGCAAAGCAAAAATATAAATCAATTTTTCGTTCCTCAAATGTGGATTAAAAAATTAAAGAAAATTATAAATAGTAACACTACTAAACCATCTGATTAGTTATGAATATCCAGTTCTAAGTTACAATTCTCTTTACTCTGAAAAAATAGTCATAGTAACTAAAATCATCATTATATTTATCTAGATGAATTATTGGTTTATTAAAAATAATATTATCAACGTTGCTATAGTTTGATAATATATGTGTATTATAGAATTCAGGCGTAGATCTTTGAATACATTCATAGCAAATAATATTAGATCCATTTATAGATTTTTTTATATCAAACTCTTTGCAAGAGTTTTGATATATAAGCTTCTGGTTATCAGAACTAGTTTGCTTACCAAACTCGTCCTTATAAACCAATTTTTTTAAAATACAGTAATTTTCATTCAGAATATTACAAAAACAAATGTTACATTGATCTTTCATTAAATTAATAGATAAAATAATAAATGTTTTTAAATATAATAATATAATGGATAACCCTACTAATATAGTATATTAAACGAATTAAACGAATTAAAATAAATTAGTCCATTTCTAAATTTTTAGTGATAATTCTCTTTCAATTAGTTTAATATTATTTATACTATTTAATTTATCAAGTTCAGTTCCAATTTCTGTATTAATTTCAACAATATCCATGTTAATCATATTCTTAAAATTTAATACTTTTATAAAATCTAGAAAGGTATTAATATTTAATCCATTATTTGATGGTGTTCCTGTACATGGAATAAATGATGGGTCAATTGAATCAATATCTAATGATAGATGATATGTACTGTCGCCTAAAAAATTAATAATTTTATCAAATTTATTATCATTAAATTCAGAAACATTTACATGTTTGATTTGATAATTAACTATTAGATTTTTCTCAAATTGATCTAAATCTCTAATACCAACATACATTAAATTGTTGAGGTTTAATCTATTCTTAATAAACTTCAAGTTACTTGAATATTCTATACCACTTAAATAAGCCAATGGCATGCCATGAATATTATTTGATGGAGATGTTGTGCGTGTATTTATATCAGCATGTGCATCAATCCACAATACCTTGGCTTTTGGATAATTATTAAGTGTCCAAGCAACACTCGCAATTGAAGTAGAATGATCACCTCCTATTGTTATTCTTCGTTGATCTTTATTAATATTGTTATGTGTATGATATAAATTATTTAACGTAGAATCCAAATCAGTACCTAATTTTGATTCAATAGATTTCTCTTTATTAAATATTACATCTGGTGCAAAGTATACACCTTTTTTGGGCTGACCAAAGAAATTTCGACATTTAATAATTGTTCGTGACATAATAGATATATTATATTATAAATTACTTACTTTATCAATTTTTTGATGTAGAACCATTTATTATAGATATTTCACTTTTCTTATACAATGTCTCTGGATTATTGGTATAATAATTTTCTAACTTTTTATACTTTTCTTTAATTTTTAATGTGAATTCTTCTTCATTTAAATCTTTAAACTCTTCAAAATCGGCATATCCATTATCTACTAAATCTTGAATTATATCTTTTTTATGACTAATTAACCATTTGTTATCTTTATAAATCTTTGCAAATTTATCATGTATATTTGTTATTTTAATATTGTGATTTTCCGGATGATACGGATTAAAATACTTGAGCTCTATTAACTTTGGTATTGCAGATAAAGGGGTTGATAAAAGATTCCTAAATACCTTATCGTTAATATAATCAAAGTTTTCATTTCCAAAACTATTTATTTGAATATTAGTTTCGATTTTATTAAAATTATTATTAATATTTGGCTGCTCCTTGATTATTCTTAATTCTTCTTCCATTATGCTCATTTTATTTAACATTTCTTCAACTTTATTTATTAATAAATCGTTCTGTTTTTTAATTGACTTTGTATATTTATCACTATTAATATCAGTAAATTTAGTACAAGATATCTTATGGAGGTCAAAGTTATTTACTCTTTTAAAAGTCTTATTACATCCATTACATCTTAACTTGTCGCTAACCACATTTGCTTTTGGCGAAAAGACTTGTTTATTATCACCCTGAATATTATAGTGAATTAATATTTTATGAATACTAATATTTTTTATAGTTGGTATACATACTTTTTTTCTTGATAAATGATTGATAAAATTAGACTTTCTATCTGTTATATAATTACATCTTAAACATTTATAGTTTACCATTAAATTATTATATATATTTATTATTTGCTTAATTATAATTATATAGTTTTGCTTAATTTATATAAATAAATTAGTAATTAATGAATAAGATAACATGTATTATATATAAATATAATTTAAACATATTTGCTTAACTTTTTTGCTTAATCGTTTAAATTATTACTAATATAAATGAATATACTGATATACTAAGCCGCTTATAAAATCACTTTATTACTTAATTTTGTTGCTTAAAAATATATTTATAATGAATATACTAAACTGCTTAAGTTTGTTGCTTAAATGTGTTGCTTAAAAATATATTTATAATGAATATACTAAATCGCTTATAAATATAATTTTACTACTTAAATGTGTTGCTTAAAAATATATTTATAATGAATATACTTGTACTAAACTGCTTATAAAATAATTTTACTATTTAAGTTTTCTGCTTAAAATATATATTTAAAATGAATATACTTGTATACTAAATTGCTTATAAATAATTTTATTTCTTAAGTTTTTAAACTAATTTTTCGCTTAAAATATATTTTTATAATGAATATACTAGCATATAAAAATTTAACAAATATTCATTATTTTGATATATTGAATGAACTTCCGTGATAGTTTACTCAATATTTGCTTAAAAAATAATCCATTATTTGCTTGAAACCACGTTTTTTACGATCAAATATACTGGACATCTAACCATGTTTTTCACATGATTTTTTAACATTGCTTAATTTTTGTGCATATAATGAACAAACATACGTAAAAATAAATATGCGTAATAATGATAGCAAATCTCCGTATTTTGAATAAGATTACCTTTTATAAATTAAGCACATAATAAGCATATAGTTGTTAGTAGATAGAATATTTAATATCTGTTAAAATATTTCAGATACGACAACTATCAAAATTTGTCGTAACTATTGTAGCAAATATTTGCTTAAAATAGTTGTCAAACAAACGTTGGTATATTCAAAATAGTCATATTTGTCGAATAATATTAGTCGGCAGATCTATTATTATTTTTATTGAAATTTTGAAAATGTATTAAGTACTTCTTAAATAAATGATTTGCTTAATTTTTTTGCTTAATTTGATTTTAGCTTTTAAGAGAGAGAGAGTTTTTTATTTTGAAAATAGTATAATAAGAAAATCAAAAATCAAATATAGAATTATAGAATATGCAATATGTAATTATACAATAAAATAATTTATTCTGAATAGTACGAACATTAACATGAAAATTTTAGGAACCTATTCTGAAGTACCAAAACATAAATCACATAAGTGCGAATTATTATGTGTTAATATTAATACAATAAATACTCTTTATTTTATATTTATTAATCAATTTTAAGCATTTATCACATGGCCCTATTTTATCAGCACACGACTCTCTAACCAATAAAAGTGTTGCTTTTCCTATTAATTTTTTTGGACACTTGGATATACAATCTTGTTCAGCATGAGTAGTATGAAATTTAGGTTTGTAAAAGACAATACCGCGCATCATTACTTAAGCATGCACCAGTACTGTTATGGTGATTAAATCCGGTAGAAATAATCTTTCCTTGGTAAATAAGAAGGGCTCCAAATTTCTTTTGGATGCATGATTTGCGCGAGAGTTGCAATGCAATATCTATCTGTTCGTTAGTAATTTTTACCATTACTATATAATATTATTGTATATATGTAGTTCTATCAATTTTTTTATAAAATAAATATAATTATCGTAAAAGATTAATAACTTTATACTCTAGGATAAGATGGTTGCATTGCAATTCCACAAATACCTTTTGTTGAACTATCATCTGATCGTCCAATCTTAATATAACCATCTTCACCCCATGTTTCGCCCCAACTATTCTTTACGAGCCAATACTTTTCATCATCCTCAGTACCATACCCTACAATTAGGACTCCGTGGTCAAGATTTGTTCCGCAATCTGCAGAAGTAAGAACGCCAGTTGAGTACATTTGAAATACTCGAGTATCAGCTTCAATTGCAACTGATACAGGTCCGGTAGATACAGCCTCTTTTAATGATACTTCGTCTTGTGGTGGTACATCGTAACATTTACTAACTTGTACTACTGGGGTACAACTAGAAGATGTACAAGCGTCATCTTTCCCGGTATATGGATAATCATCTTCTAGACAAATTCCATTGTCAATTGCATATAGAAATGCATCATCCATCAATCCACCATTGCATCCCATATTACCATAGTCTCTAGAACAATCAACTAGCTGTTGTTCAGATAGACTTTGTAGTTTTCCAGTTGTAATAGCATTGGAACCTTCAATTGCTCCAATTGCAGAGAAACTCCAACAAGAACCACATTGCTCTTGATTCTTTACAGGGGTTACTGCATTCCTTTCTCGCCAATCAATATCTTTAGGTAGGGCAGCTTGTGTTACAACCATTGGATCACAATGGCCTCTTCGCTTTTGAAAACTATCAAAATTAAATCTATTTTTAAATTCATCGGTAGTCATATCGGTAAAATCATTAAATCCTAGTTTATATGTATTATTTTGGTGATTATGTTCAAACATAAATTTGACATTATCGACAAATACACCAAACTTTGTATCGTACTCGTGTACGCGGTACTCCTTTCCAAATTGATTCTGATAATGGTGAAATAAATAAGGGAAGTTCATCTCTGACAGGGTCAGGATACTTACAAAAACTGTTGTTAAAATTGTGTTCATTAATATATAGAATATTTAGGTTAAATATTAGATAAATCAATTTTTATTGGTGCTATTTGCGAAGCAAAAATAGATAGTCAAGCCAATTTTTATTTTAATATAAATGAATTATAGTCAACTAAGGAGTTAACCGACTAGGGTCTCTAGGGAACATGGATGTCTTTCTGATATTATTTAATCCTAGGAAGAGCATAACTACTCTCTCCATACCAATCCCACCACCAGCATGTGGTTTTGCACCATGTTTGAAAGCATCGATATATGCTGATATGGAATCTAGTGGAATACCTACAACAGTTGCACGTTCAGCAAGAAGTATGGGGTCGTGAATACGTTGTGCACCGGAAACAATCTCTTCGCCACGAATAAACACATCATAACTATTAGATAATTCAGGATTCGCAGGACAAGGCATTGTGTAGAACGGACGCACTGATAATGGATATTTGTCCATCATATAAAAATCAGTACCATACTTTTCTGATACAATCTTACCTAATGCTTTTTCGTGTGGGGTACTAATATCTTGGTCGAATTTTGCTTCTGTAATACCCGCATCGTGAAGTAGTTGTATTCCTTCCCGATATGTAATTCTTAAAGCAGGGCGATTATACTTTAGTGGTTCGTAAGGATATTGTTGCGAAATAATCTCTAACTCTTTTTTAAATCGATCATTAAGTCCATCAAAAATATAATGAAATAGGTTACTCATTACATCTAAACATTCGTAATAATGCTCTTTAATAGTCATCTCAAAATCCATACCAGTAAACTCACACAAATGACGGTGAGTATTCGAATTCTCTGCGCGGAATACAGGGCCAATTTCCATTACACGATCCATCCCGCCACAAGCAGAAGCCATTTGTTTATATAATTGAGGTGACTGTGCTAAGCATGCAGGTTGATCAAAGTATTTTAAGGTAAATACATTTGAACCACCTTCAGCAGTACCTGATCCAAGTTTGGGTGAATGAATTTCAATAAATTGTTCTTTATACAAGTATTCTCTAAAAAGCATACACACACCAGATTGGACACGAAATATTGCCTGATTTGCTGGGGTTCGCAAATCAATCCAACGATAGTTTAATAATGTATCTTGAGATACACTTGGAAGCTCGGTGCGTATACATTCTTCTTTGGAACGTCCCGCATCTTCAATACTAAATGGCAAGTCTTGCGCGCGACTAACAACGTGAATTTGTAATACTTGTAGTTCAATATGATTTACAGTACAGCTTCGCACAGGTTCTTTAGCTGTGTTGACTTTGCATTCGAAATCAACTACTGATTCGAGTGAAATACATTTAGCATACTTTACCATATCCTTGGGTACTTTTTCTTTATCTTCCCATACAATAGCTTGAACTGTACTCATATCATTTCGTAACATGAGGATTACACCATTACTAAATGAGCGTGAATTTCCTACACGGGCACGAACCCATATAGTTTGTTCTTTTGATGCATCAAGTTCATTTATTTCACAAAAGTTACGTTCAGTCGTTGAATTAGAACATATTAGTGGTGTATCACCATAAAGATGCAAAAATTTCTCATCTGGTTCTTCTGAATATTGTTTGGATGTAATTAATATATCATTAGTAGCCTTTTCTTTCGCATCGTGTTTTGCTGCTTTTCTTGCAAGTTTATTCATTTCTTTTTTACTAATTTTCTGGTCCATTATTATTTTATACACAACATAAGAATAAAGAAATAAATCAATTTTTAAACTAATAAAATCTTTGCAAGATTTTATACATTCACCTTCGGTGAATCGTACAAGTCTTTTACGAAGTAATGGTAATAGGTAATGGCAGACTCGACCTGATAAATCAATTTTTAATCAAGTAATATAGGAAGTTTCTTTCTCACTTCGGTTATATAATTGGTATTAATTTTTTCGATTTTAATCTCTTCTTTATCAAGTTCTGTTTCGCATATAACATCTCCCCATGGTGATATTATATATGATTTTCCATATGATTCAAATGATGAATTGAAAGTACATGCGGTTGAACATGATACAATAAACAATTGATTATCTAATGATCTTGCTTGTTGTAATACTAACCAATGTTTAGGACCAGTATACCGATTGAAAGAACCAGGATAAATTATCATTATACAATTATTATCTCGATAATATTTTGCTAATTCTGGAAATCTTAAATCATAACAAATACCTATACCAATATTACCAAATTCAGTTTTAATTATAGTTGGTTTATCACCACGTGTTAATACATCCCCCTCTGAGAAACTATGTTCTTCCATATCAATCTTATACAAATTTAATTTTCTATAGAAATCTAATAATTCACCATTTTTGAAAACAAAACAAGTATTATATAATTTATCATTTTCTTTTTCTATAATAGTTCCGCCAAATATATAAATATCTTTATAATCTTCACTTGCTTTTTTTAACATATTATATGAACTAGAATCATTAATTGTTTCTGCTATATTTGAAAATTCATTGATATCATATGGACCAATAAAACATTCGGGTAATACTATTATTTGTGCACCCTGTTTTGCAGAATTATTTATAAAATCTCTCGCTTTATCCAAATTTTCATTTTTGTTTGTACCAACTTTAAATTGACATATAGCAATCGAAATTTCAGGTGTTATATCCATTAAATTAATATATATATTAATTTAATGCTTAAGCATACTTGTGTTATTTTATTACATTGTAACAGGTAACTGTGTAGAAGCAATTTGTTCCTTCATAAAAGATATCATCGTTTCCGCATTAGAAACAGTAAAAGGATCTTCTGAAGAATTTTGTACAAATGGTTCTTCGATAAATACTTTATTGACAACACCATCAACAATTAATGCAGAGTATCTCCAAGATCTTTCACCGAAACCACGCTCAGTATCCCATGTACAATTCATTCCAACTGCTCTAGTAAATTGACAAGCACCATCTGGAATTAGCTTTACTTTGTTAAATCCTAAAGAACCAGGTGTAATATCTTCTACTAAGCCTTGGTCTAGCCCCCATTTTCGCATAACAAATGCATCATTTACAGATAAACAATAAACTTCATCAATACCCATGGCTTTAAATTCATCATAGTTATTTTCATATCCCGGTAAATGAGATGAGCTGCACGTTGGTGTAAATGCGCCCGGAATTGAGAACAATATGCATTTTTTACCTTTGAAGTAATCTTGAGTTGTCATATCTTTCCAAATAAATGGATTTTCATCATTACTATACTCTCTTGTTCGAGTTTTGAAAGTAATATCTGGAAGTACAAAGTTTTTGCTAATTTGGTTCATTGAATTAAATGAGTAATTTATCTTTATACCGGTTTATTATTTAATAACTTTTTAAGGCTGTCTAATTCAGTCTTATTTAAACAAGTACTACCCAAACATAATTGGTCTGCATCTAATGCACCTGAAATTTTTACTCTATTTTCTGAATTACTTATTCTTAATCGTTCTGATAAACCAAATGCAGATTCATCTGAATAACCTGAACGGAACACTAAGTCACTTTTATCTTTACTATCTTTATGAATAGCACCTACTATTTTTTTATCTTTATTATAAAAAACCATACCTTTGCTTATTTCTTTTTTCTCTTCATTATTTTCTGGGTAAAAAATTAAATTATTTTGAATAGTTGCATTTGAATAAATACCAACTGCATCATTTGCAAAATCTACATCTAACATTGTTTTAAAAGTCTTATCTTTATTTTCTTTAGTTAGCATTACTTTATCGCCTATGTAAGTTATACTTACAGGTTCTTTATTTTTGTCATGTAATCTTAAAGTATTAAATGAGGCCGTAGCATTGTCCATATGTTCAATAATTCTTTTATTTTTGATTTTTCGATTAAAATTAATATATTTTCCGTTACTTGTATACATTAAAATAACTTAGATTTTAATTTTAATGTATGATTACTTTAGAACCTATAATCTTTATCAACACTATTAGCCCATTCAAATCTTGTCGATAATGTACTTGTTAAAATTTTATCTATTGGTATATCAAATCGTTTAATAAATGCAAATATAATTCGTGGATCGATATAATTTGTTTTAGATGTACCAAGTGAGACGTTCTTCATTTTTATCTTATTGTCCTTCTTTAACTTTATTAATTTTAATTTACTATCGGCTTTACTTGCTAGTTCTTTATTCTTCTTTTCTAAATATTTATTTTTTTTCTTTTTTTGGTCTTTAATCTGTTTATCTAATTTTTCGATTTGTTCATCCAAACTAGATGATACCGTTTTTTGATGATTACATAATAACGCAACCGTTGTATTCGCTTGATTAAACATCGTTAATAAATAATTTATTTTATCATTTTCGTGGATTGATTTTATCTTATCTTCATTTATTTTATCCAATTCTTTTTGGAATAACGTTGAAGCATTATATGTTCTCCATACTTTAGCTGTTAAACCTTCCATACAGTTTTCTAAATATTGATTCATCGATGATGCACTAATTAAATCAAACAATTGGTCTTTCTTGTTTTTATTATTAGTGAACATTATTAAATTATCAAATACAGGTTTGGGTACATTTACTTTCTTACAAAATCTAACAGAATCTTTTGCTAAAAAATCTAATTTTACTATATTTGGTGGCGATAATAATATATGTTCGACACGTAGAGAAGTAACACCGACTGTATCAGCTTCTTCTTTTTTATCTTTTTTTCCACCAACTCTTAAAGCCAAATGATCTATAAAATATAATGATGTTGCCAATTGTCTTGTTTTATTATCGTCACTATCTAATTGAGTCTCGTAACTATCTCTAATTTTATTTACCTTTCGTTTTAATTTTTTAGCAAGATCAAATTTTGATTCATCTGATTTAGATTTGAAAATTGAATCCATTGATGTAAAAACATATTTATTTTTACCATTAATATTATCCTTCCATGTGGCTAACCAAATTACACTATTATCATTAATTACACTACCCCATTCCTTGCCATTATTTATTTTTGGTATAGGTGCATCTTTGTCTAAATTAATTACAATATCTGCAGGTTCAATTCGTTTTTTTATCATACCAAGTTTTGGATGGTCGCCTCTTCCTAGGAAAATACCAGGTGGTTCTATTTTATAGTTACCAATTTTTTGTTTAGCACCATCAATTACAACATATTTATATGGCTCTTCTAATATGTCATTCGCTTTCTTAATAGTTTCTTTCTGTTCTTTTGTCATATTATTTCTTTTTTCACTCTCTTTATCTAAATATTCTTTAATGTCAGAAAAATCAAAATCCTCTATTTTCGAGTTGTTCATCTTGTCTGGTAGAACTAGTTTAAAGTCATTAAAAAAATTCTTATTAAACTTATTTCTTTCAATATATTCGGTTCCTATATACTTTGCATATAATGTTGCGTATTCTTCAGCTAATGGTGGTAATATAACATTATCACCTTTGAATTTAACTGATACTTTATGAGGTTCATATTCCGACGGGAACATTGGTCCATTGTGTCTAAATACTGTCCATTGTGGTTTTCCACCTCCTATTAATATCCACATAATATGATAATCTAGAATTTATATTTAAAAGTAAACATTATATTTTTAAAATATAATGTTTATTTAATCATATTATCAACTTAATTACAGTTGAAACATTTAGTTGGCCCCTCGTTATAAGGATCCTTTGATTTCTTTTCACATGAAAAACATTTAGATGGGAATGCATAATTAATATACTTTTCACCAACTGTATTCATAATTTGTCTCTCACATGAAAAACACTTATTTGGTCTTCCAAATATTCTTGTACTTTTAGCAGCTCTTGCTAAATCTACTGGAAGGTTTAAGCTTGTTGCCAATTTGCATTTTTTTGGTTTATTTACTAAAGGTGATGGTTCAATAGTAAATGGCTCTTTTTTACTCTTAGATTGTTTTTTATATGAAAAATAACATATTACTACTAAACTAATAACTATTAAAAACAAATAATTCATTGCTTATTATATTATACTATAAAAAATGAAATGGAAATACTTATAAAATACTATTCTAAATATACATATTATTTCCTAGACTCATTATCTTTGAGATCCAATCCCTAAATTGAATTAATTGTATTCGACAAACTATTCCGAATTCGTCTTCTTCTATTAAATTTTGTATTTTTGTTAAAACTACACGAATTGACTCTTCGTGTAAATTTACTACTTGGCAATCTAAAATAGGATTACTTGGGTATCTCAAAATAAAGTGAATATCACAATTTTTGAATACGTCAAATGTTATGTTATATTCAGATTCAATAGTTTCTCTCAATAATCTATAATTATTAATTATTAAAGACATATATATATTATTATACTATATTTTTTGTTTTATAATATTAATATCTATCGAAAAATATTCCATTGATTCACCATTTGTGTTATTTATTTGTTTTGAAATAATATCAAAAGTATTCTTGATAGATTTATTTTGAACATTATCTAATAGTTTATTATTCAAATCTATTTGAAATTTTAAATTAATATCTTTACTTGTTCTCTCATTGAAATCATATTCTAACATATCTTTTAAAATTAAATTATAATAATCATCAATCAAAAACATTCTCATAATTACATATTCAAATACAAGTGCATTTTGATAATATAACCGGTTTGAAGTATTATTAAAAAATGAATCATATGTTTTATAACCAAAATAATTTAATAACTTTGCACCATTAATATAACAATATATTACTTCAGTGTAATAAAAATACTTGAAATATTTTAATAAATGTTCTCTTGATGATAATTTATCACACAAATATATAGTATTATATATAGATAAAAAATAACTTGATGTTGTATTGCATATAGCCTCAATAAATGATACTATATTATTATCTACCTTTTTAATATTATTTAATTCAACCCATTTATTTTTCCAATTTTCTAGATTCACATGATTCACATTATCATGTGATATATTATGTGCCAAACAAAAATCTAATCCTACCATATGGATCAATTCATGTATTAATAAACCGATTAGCCCACTCTTTCTAGAAACAACTAATTCTTTTTTACTCATAATATGGACTCCGGATGAGTTATTAAAATATCCTTTCTCACCAATTTCTTTAAAATCAGCGCAATCTTTATTTAAAATTCTTGGAAAATCAATTAGTAGGAACCTAATATTATAGTTATTATATATATTTGATTTTTTCCCGAATGTCTTTATAAATAAATAAATAATACGGGCCAAATTTTGAAATAAAAGCGTATCCTCCCATATTGAATAAAAAAATAAATTTATTTTTATATCATCGATCTGTAAAATATAATCATATCTTTTTTTAACTTTATTTATTTCTATAATAATATCAGTTGCGACAGCTTCATTGAATCCCGGATAATTATGTAATTCTTTTCTAATTATCTGATAATTAATGTCTTGTTCATTTACTTTATTTAAAAAACTACACTTAAATAATTGATAATTATCGAACATTTTTAAAATAATTGGTTCTGATTTTTCTATAATATATTTGAAATCTTTGAATACTATTAAATCATTTTCTTTTATTATTTGATTTATTTGATTATAATTCCCAATTGATACTGGATCAGTAATTATATTCGCACTTTTATGATTTAATATTAATTCTATAAATTTTAGTATCTTGTCTTTTTTCATATACATTAATATAGTTTTTTTCTAAAAATAATTAAATTTTACTTTTATTATTTACTAGTCTAATTACATAATAATTTTATTATTCTTAATTAGATCTTGTGCGATTGTTCTACCTAATTTATAACCAGCCAATGAATCACTTCTATAATGTAATCCAGCTATTTCTCTATTTGTACCTATTTCATCAGCTGCTTTTTCATAACATTCTCTATTTATTGGATCCAAATGTGATAATATTTCAGCAATAAACATACTTTGTGTTGCATGTCCAGACGGATATGCAGGATGTGTAGGTAGTTTTATCCATGGCTTAATTTTAGTATAAATAAAACTATTTTTAAATAATTCTTCAGATAAAATAGTAGGTCTAACACGATCATAAAATTTTTTAGTTACATATAATGGTAAATTAACCTGTTTAATATTTTTAGCAGCTAAATTTAAATTATTAATTAGTTCTTGTGAAAGATTATATTTTTTCATATATTTTATAAATGTATTATTAAGACCATTGTTAAAAGCTTCATCTATTATTTGTTCGTAAATTTTAATATCTCTATTTTTTTATTTTTTTATTAATTCATTAATTTCATTAATAGTATCAATATGTAGATTTTCTTTAGGTGGATCAATAATAGAAGTCCATTTTATAATTTCTTCAGTAGTTAATAAATTACCTTGATATTTTGTTTGGTCATCAAATTCAATACCTATTTTATATTGAGTATTCGAATATTTTAAATTATTAATTATGAAATTAATAATTTATTGTTTTACCAGGGTGTTATTTATCAATGAGAGTTTTGCATAGCAAAACACTCATTGATATCTAACTGTTAAATTGCTTTATTCAAGAAATCACTTCGTGAAACCTTGAATATGCAATCCAATTTTTATTTTAACCTATATTTTCGAAGAAAATCTAGGTTAAACTAACGGTTAAAAAGTGAAACGAAAAATTAAAAATTTTCTCGTTACACTTTCCAATTTTTAAAGTTTTGAATATACAATCCAATTTTGAATAGATCACATCTAAATTATTGTTATTTATTTCGCTTTAGCTTTTCACCGAAAGAAAATGAATATAGTCCGGTTAATTTTCATGTAATAAGTCTTTTTGCCAAATACCAATATGGTTATTTATAATACATTAATATAGTTTTTTCTAATAAATAAATTCTACTTTCAATTAATATGCATAAAGAATCTAATCATTTCATAAGAAATATTCGATTAAGCACATCAGTTCAAGAAGAAACTTTTATTATAAGTCGTAATAAAAAAGATAAATCATATTTTTTATTTAATACAAATGGTAGTATTGTATTATCATGTAGATATGAAAGTAGTAAATATATTATTTATGACTTTGAAAATAACAAACTCGCTGAAATTATTGTATCTGGATACATTAATAAAACCTATTATTTATATTATAGTCACTCTGAATATTCTCAAATTATTGGTATTCACCAACAACATTATAATAATAGTTTTTTCTATATACCACATTTAACTGATTGTAATATAGGATTAAATACATTTAAAAGTTTACACCACATGGAACAAATATTACCACCTGATAAAAAAATTATATTAGAATCTCGCAAGTTACTGGTTCCTATTAAATTTATAGAATCTGTTGATTCTGTTAAAAATTCACATTATTATAATAAAGATATGCTAATATTCGAATTAGCAAAGTGTTCTAAAAATAAATTTAATATTTATTTAAAAAATCCTTTATCGATTGTTCAAGGTTTTATGTTGGCACTAATCAAATTAAATATATAATTATTATGCGAACACACTTGTTCCTGACGCATCGCCTGTTTCATTTAAGACATATGATCTACCACGATGAGCTTCGCCTTGCATTAACCATTTGTTTTTAGTAATACATTCAATTGTAAAGTTTGTTCCAGCACCATATGCAGTATTACCACCTGATTGTGTGGTAAATTTAAATACATCTACATCAACATTTGTACTTGCTACTTTAGATCCATTTGATTGAGAAGCATCTCCGTAAAAATTATTTAAAATAACATGACTTCCTGCTGCTAATTTATCTTCAGTTTGAGTTTGAATTTGGATATCACTTGGGTCTGATGTTTTTCCAGATAAATCAGTTCGAAATACAATTTTGTATTTTTTACCAATCATATCTGTATTAGCAGATGGTAGTAAAATTAAACCAGATGGATCAGATTCATCAATTGCTTCTAAGCCATTTAGAGATAAATCTAAATAAACAATTTTATTAGCTTGACTAGCAGTTAAATATTCATAAAGCGGTGCATTTGTTGCGTCAATAGTCTCAACACCATACTGATAAGAAGGGATACTTGCAGAACCTTTTACTTGAAGATTTCCGGTTACTTGAAGATTTTTAGATACGACTGCATTAGTTAAAACTAAATTATTTGAAGTAGGTCTCATATATTGAAATAAAGAGGATACTCGTGTGTCATTGGCCGTTAATTTGGCGGGCATATATATATATGTTTATATAATTTTTATATATAAATTTTATAAACATATTTATCAACCAGTTTTCATAATTTACTTATATTATTTAAGTAATAGTTCTAAGTTAGTGTCTGTTGTTTTGATTTTTAATGTATCACTTAGTTCTAATAAATAATTTGCGGATTTTTCATTAATAATTAGGTCTACTGTAGTATCTACATTTTTTATATTTGATTCAAGGTCTTTCATAATATCTTTATCAGATGTAATGCTTCCTTGTAATTGTAGTTGTTTTTTCATTGAATCATTTTTAAAATTACAAAATATTATAATTGCTTTTTCATCAATCATATCTTTTGAAAATAAAATTTCATAAAAACTTAAATAGTATTTTTCATAAAGTTTCTCTTCGTTTTCGGATGTAGTATTTGACACTAATAGAACAATTGGCAATAATTCTTCGTATTTATATAAATATACCTTTAATGACATTATATCTGTAAAGATAATTATTTTTCATAAATATTGATTTTTAATTTTCTTTTAATATTTATTAATACTATATGTCGTGTTTAATCTGTTTAGATGATTTAAATAAAGATACAGTTAGATCGGAGAAGTGTTCGTGTAGATTAGAATACCATGCTGACTGTTATAATCACTTTATAAATAAAAGTAAATTCTTTTGTCCCATCTGTAGAATTGTAGATAAAAAAATAAATATATTGAATTATAGTTTTAATAATCCATCTAGTGTGCTGTTTTACTATGTTTTTAAATTACCAGCGCCACTCGCTGTATGTATATGGTTTATATTTTCATTGTTATTTTCTATACTTGTATGTCCAATTTTACTTGTGTATTATATTGTTGATTATTATAAATTAAATACTATTATGGACTAATAGTATATTACAATTACTTTAGCATATGTGTAAATGGGTCGAAAGTATCAATCTGTTCAACCATTGAACCTTTCTTTATTGTCCAAACATTATTTTCTAAATGTTTAAGAATTAATTCGATACCTTTTAATTCTTCTTTACAAGTATGTGATTTTGTTTCGCTTTTTCCACAAGCAGAACAAGTAAGAATTAATTTTTTATTTTTCTTTTTTCCATCTACACTAGGTAGTAATTCCGGAATATTACAATTAGGACACATTACAAATGAATTTATATATTGATATAATACTTCTATTAATTTTTCATCTTCATAATGTCCAGTTATAGACCATTTACTTTCTGTAGTATTCGATCCGAGTACACTTCCCATGTATTTAAAAACAATACTTGCAGGATGATTGAATGATCCAGTTACTGATTGTAAATTGTCAATAATCGTAAAACATCCATTACCTTTTCCTGCTTTACTAGATATGAGTAAGGGCATTGTATACCGATAATATGGATCAGTCGTGTCGCCGTTTATATTTAGAGTTGACATTATAATATAAATTAATCTTGTTGATATTCGTTTTTCATTTTTTCTAGTTTACATATCTACTTTACCTACTAACTTGGTGGTTCGCTTGTTAATACCAAATGTATCTAGCCATATATTATATGCAATTGCTGAATCTTTTGGATGGGTTAACGTGATTTCTTTAGGTTTAATTAGGTTTAGCATAAATCCATTATTAATTACTAGATTATCAATTACTTTTTCGACTTGCTCTATACTATGCAAATCTCTATAACTGTCAGTTAATTGATATATTTTTTTATTATCAACATATATGTGACTTTGGATAGATGTGTGTTGGGTTTCGTCGTTTACTATTTGCATTGAACTCATTAATTATAAGATTAAATGATTTAGCAATTGATATATCAATTTTTATATATCAAAACTCGATTTAACATAGTTAAATGATGCTAGAGTTCATTTGCTACGCAAAAAGTATATAAGCTAACGGTTAAAAAGTGAAACGAAAAATTAAAAATTTTATCGTTACACTTTCCAATTTTTATTCAAGAAATCACTTCGTGAAACCTTGAACTAACGGTTAAATTGCTTTATTCAAAACTTTTTAAAGTTTTGAATAAAAAGTGACTAACGCGTATATGGTATTTTATAAATTAATTTAAATCTATCTAACATAGATAACTACTACATTTAGTAGAATATTAAAAACTAGAAAACTAGCAAATGCTTTTCCAACAGATACTAAATTATTCATATTAATATTCATATCTTTCCTAGACTTTAGTAGTTCTAATTTTAGACATTGGATTTGTTCCAATAGTTCTAAATTTTGTTCTGACACACTCCTTTCTTCAAACAGAAATTGATTTACATTTTTATCAGCTGTTTCTAGGTAGATTGAAGCAACAATGTTCAGAAAATCATCTGACTTTACTAATCTCTTTTGATCTCTCTTAGTACAATCCATTTTATTAATAGATTTAAAACTTAACTTTTCCCATAATTCACTAAATGTAATTTCAAAAACTTGTTGTCTATTCTTAAAATTAATATGAAGTTTTCCTTTTTGAACAGGAATACCGTCGGAAATATTATTAGCTATTAGAGTGATGTTATTATCAATGTTATGGAAAGTACCTGCACCATCAAATTCATTATTTTCAAATTCACCCTGATACTTAATAGTTCTTTTATGATTATCATAATATAAAATTCCACTGCCATTATAATCTTTAGATTGTGAATCATCATTCATAATCATATCACCTACATATTTTACTCGACCAGAATTATGATATGTTGTTTCTTTCTTAGTGTTCATCAATTCTTCAAATGATTTCTTAAATTGAGAATATGCACTTGAACTACTACCATCAAATTGAATTAATGAATTATATTCGAGACTTTGTGAATAACCATCTCTATATTTAAGAGAGCACGTATTCAATGTATCATCAAAATCGATATTTGCAAAATTACTAGTAATAAACTTAAAAAGTAATTGTACATTATTATCATTTTTGGAATCTTCTTCAGTGCGCACGCTAATAGATGGTGCACTATAATTTCCTTTCGAAGGCATTAATTCAACGAATCCATCTACTTTGTCACTTGATGACATACAGGAATTGAAATTATTCATATCTTTAGAAAACTTTACTATATATTGTGTTGACATTAACAATAATTAATTTATATAATTGATATATAAATCAATTTTTATTTATTATTAGATTCTTAATGGCAATGCTTCATTATCACAATAATGTATCATAATAATGTATCATAATAATGTATCATAATAATGTATCATAATAATGTATCATAATAATGTATCATAATAATGTATCATAATAAAGTAAATTAAATTTCAATTTTCAATTCAGAATTAGTATCTAACATACAATCCATTATAAATTCTAATCCAACCAAACATCCTTGTTTCTCTTCAATATTAATTGTACTACTCCAAAATGAACTAGTAAAATCAAGATGAGTATCGTTTTTAATTGATATTAGAAAATTTTTAATATTTTTATTTCCATACGCGGATTGTAAGGTACAGTCTCTCAATTTTACACTTTCACTTTGTTGCAAATCTTTAAACTTATCTGATTTATTTCCTAATACAGCAACTGGCACACTGGGCGCAACATTTTTAATTTGTGCAATCCAATCTAAAATATTATCTTTTGTTTTTCTTTCTGTTACATCATACAATAGTAAAACAGCATCTGCTCCTTTCAAGTATGCATCTCTTAATTTGCCACCTCTATTTTCTTGACCTGCAGTATCCCATAAATCGATTACAACAATTCCTTCGCTTGTTGTAATATTGATTCTATTAAAATCAAAATTATCAGTAGCTTTATATTTCTTTGAAAAACGATAATTTTCATCATTTAATTTATTTAATTTTTCAAATAAAGTAGATTTACCAATGCAACCATCTCCAAGTAATACGACTTTTTTTGGCTCATGTTGGACCTTTGAATTCATTTGTTGATAATTCCTTTTCATTATATACATAATTTATTAATATTACATAATTATATCAATTTTTATTTTAACCTAGATTTTCGAAGAAAATCTAGGTTGAACTAACGGTTAAAAACATTCATCAAAGATGAAAAGAACGAATTTTTCACTTTGTGAAATTATCGTTACACTTTCCAATTTTTATTTTACTGCGCAAAAAGTATATAAGCTTCTGAGTGTATTTTTGCTTCGCAAATGTATCGAGTAATTCACATAGTGAAAATCTCGTCATGATAACCCAATTTCAAAAGCAAAATATATAAATATATAAATATATAAATATATAAATATATAAATATATAAATATATATATATGAGTCGAAAGTATAATATAATATATGATGGGTCTTACACACCTGAAAAACCTATTTTTCATATTTATACCACAGGAATTGTTAATTGGGGACAGTTTGATGAGGATGGTCAAAATCTTATAAATAAATGGAAGGATGGTATTCTTCAAAACATTGTTGGAAAAATACCAACAAATTTTGATATAAGAATACATCATTATGACCCTCTTAATGATATTGGATTGGAAGATAAAACGAGAATAATGAGTTATATTAATGATAACTTGATACAATACGATAACCAATTCGACAGAATTATTAGTTCGGAATTTAATGCTGAAGCATTTAATGAATCATTTGTAGATCGTGAACAACCATATTTAGTTTTTGATATGGGACACGTTTATAGTTTTTTACCTATTGTTGGGCAAGTTAAAAACGGTGGGACGTATGGTGAAGAGCCCAGTGAACCAGTTCAATTACATGTATTACGAACTGGATTTGTAGGCAATAATGAAACAGCATTTGATTTGGCTAGATCCGATAGTTTTAGAATAAATGAAGCTGGTGTAGTTAGAACCTTTACTGATCAAATAATAGATAATCCAGATTATGAACTAATTGATACTGAACCTTCAGACTATATTGATAATATGGTAAATCTGATTAGACCTAGAATTGAAGATGCTATTATAGGAATGACAGGAAAAAAATATTTAGAAATATACGAGTTTTCAAATACTTTTATACAGAACAATCGGACAACAATCGTTAATTTAATAATAAATCGAATTTGGAATAATATGCATCCCGATCAAATAAAAGATGAAGTTATTCAGTCTATAATGAGTGATAATATTGAGAAAATAATTAACTATTAAAACAAATATTATAAAGTAAGTATTACACAATTAGATTATCTTTGCAGAATGTAGTTTTAAGAGTTGGAAACAGTGCATCAATATCTTCCGAAGATTTATTATTTAACATATCCGACCCATTATATTCATTTTTTTTGAAAGTATGTTGAGTTGGTATAGGTAATCTTGGGCTGAAACATCTTTTCATACCTGTGTCATTCGTTATTCCAAGTTCATCTTTCTTATTTTTAAATCTACTACTTGACCACTTTTTTACTTTAGGTTCTTCTGCTTTTTCTATAAAATCTTTCAAAGTTAGCTTTGAACTTTCTTTTGAAGATTTATTTTTTTCACGTCTTTTTTTAGGTACAACAGCGATAGCTTCATATTTTGGCTCGCTATTACATTTATTTAAGCATGCGTAATATATTCGTAAACGTGTTTCTTCATCCATTCCATAATCATCTTCATCATCGATGTTATCATTATTTGGGTCGTACATAGGATCATTCATGTTATCATTGATATTATCATTTGTTATTGATTTATCTGAATCTGAAAAATAATTATCTGAGTCGCTCATTATATAAGTAAAGATAGTATATATAATATTTTAAATATCAATATTTTTATTTATGACTTTTTATTATAGAATTGTAGTCTAGCTAGTCTGATTTCATCAATTGATAACTTAGAATCGGATGTTTCATCATCTACATTATTTTCTAATTTATGCCCTCCTGTAGCAAATACGGATACTACCTCTTTAACTTCATCAGATCTTGCTTTTTGTAGTATTCTTTCTTTTTGAACTTGTTGTTTTAATTCTTCGTCAATTGCAAGTTGTTTTTGTTTTTCTATAACTTCTTCTTCTAATCTCTTTTTAAGAAACATATTAAATATATCAACATTAATATCTGTATTAATAACATCAACTACATTTAATTCTAAACTAGCAATTCCTTTATCAAAATCAAAATTTTCCCAATCTTGTTCAATATCTTCTATTTTAATATTATATAGTTTATCAAATATATCTATCTGAATAATTTGACCTTGGTGCAATAATGGAAAATCAGATAGTTTTGTTTCTAAACAGGATTCATAATCTGGGATTTCAAAAAAATCTTCTGTTTCCGGGCGAAGGTTAACGTATTTACCTTTCGGTACATTTTCTAGTAGCGTGACTGTTAGTATCTGATTTCCATATATTCCCAAATGTTCACCTAGCCATTGTGGTATTTCAATTGTATCTTTTTCTGCAGTAAATTGTTTTACTCCTACATAACTTTTTAAACAAGATTCAGTATTTATTTCGAAAAAATACGGTAGTTCTTTCGATTCTGAATCTAATTCTTCTAGAATATTAGACGGTAAATTTACGTAATTTCCAGATTCCATATTATAATTTATTTCTGATAATAATTTAAACTCCATACTTATCTAAATAATATATTTTAACAAATATAATCAATTTTTATTCTTAGAAATCATACTTTTCATCAGCAAAGCTTAACTTATTACTACGTAATTATGATTAATAAAACAAAATATGGAAGTGTAGCTCCCAATATTTTTATTCTAAAAAAATCTTTGCAATATTTTCTTTAGAATAAGTCTTTTCGCCAAAGGCAAACTCTGACTGATAAACCAATTTTTATTTGCTTTGCAATAAAAAGTTTTAATGATTTTATTCGATTATGTTGCTACGCAAAATAAAATAATGTAGAAATTATACTTTTATAATTCATTGCTTAAGTTAGAAGAATTTATAAAGTAAAAATTATGCAAGTGTTCCAAGTGGGTCCCATGATTCTATAATAGAAGGATCAGTATTTAATACGGCTTGTTCATCTTTTGTTAATAGTTCCTTATTTATTAGAACTTGGAAAACATATTGGTCCATCCATTCTTTCGTCATTAGTAAAAATCCATCTGTTCCTGATGTTTTTCCCCAACTATTCTCTACCTTCCATCTTTGAACCTCATTATCATCTTCATGATATCCGGTAATTAACATTGCATGATTCGGAAGGGATGAGAATGTCTTTAATCGAGTTTCTTTATCACCGTCTAGATTAAGTCCAAGTAATCCTTTATTATCAATGATACCTATATCTTGAACACCAGAACTTCTATCCCATTCAGTCCCAACGTCACAACCAAACCAAACTGGTTGTTTATTATCAATAGATTTCTTTGTTAATTCATTCATTCTTCTCATATCAAAATTTAACCATCCAACATGTTTATCTTTAACATTCCCCAAATATTTTACTTGGTAAAATTTATTAAAAGGGTTTTCTTTACGAGGATCGTTAACAATTGATACCCAATTGTCTACATTAAATTGAGTCTTTTCTAGAAATCCTAACGGGGTCATCTTTTTTAATGTAAATATCTTAGACTCTTTGTTCTTAAAAGTCCAATCAAAACTTTGAGGTGGCATTCCTAAAAATGAAACTAACATTTTGAAAACACGATTCATCATTATTTTAATAACTTCTTCAATAATATCATTACTGGTATTGCTTAATGTGGTAAAATCACTTGTTAATTGTTTAGTCAATAGTTTATTCATTTCTCTAGAAGATTTTGAATGATGACTATCAGGATATACTTGCCTTGGTACTACTCCATACTTTTTAACAATTTCTTTAGCCATATCCCACTGCCCACCATCGCCCATTGGGTCTTGATACAATTGATACAAGTGTCTATCTTGGTTATCTGATTTTGATTTGATATCAAGATAGTATCTTAAATTTCTATGATATCTTTCAAGTTTGTCCCAAAAATAAAGATAACTTTGACTAATTTCAAAATCTTCTATTTTGCCATATTCTTGAACGAAATTAGCATGGGTTGTCATTCTAATAAGATTACATGTAGCAAATAGCCAACATCTACCTGAAGATCTTTGATTTGTAATTGGTAGTCCATAGTCTAATTGGTTGTTAAAAATATATGGATTCTTGTCAACAATAGTAGAATCTAACCCTAATGATACAACACTATTCATAGATACTGCATTTTGAATTGGGGTAATTGGATTATTAATCCAATTAGACATAGCAAGTGCTGTTAAGGGGGTGCCTAAAATATCGGTACAATTTTGCATTAATTTTAATAATTCTTATATATATTATTTATTAAAATCAATTTTTATTTGATTCACCGAAGGTGAATGTAGAAATCATACTTTTATTTTGCGTAGCAACATTCACCTTCGGTGAAAATAATGTAATTATATTACTACGTAAATAAACTTTACGTAGTATTGTGTGAATCAAATAAGTCTTTTATATTACCATTACTTCGTAAAAGGTAACATTTACCTTCAGTGAAAAGAATGTGGTTGTCATAATCGAAAACCCAATTTTTATATGTCTTCATCTGTTTTCTTTACATAAAGATACTCAATAATTAATCTTAAATAAATATTAAGTAGTTTTTCGTAATTCTTTGGAACATCCGTCTTAAGTTCTCTAATCTCTTGTCTAATAAAATCTAAATCAAACATATTTTTTCTATATTAAATATATAGATATGTTTTCTTCAGATATGGGAAAAATTATAGAATTACAAGGTCAATATATTGACCGAGTTAACCGAAATGCAGCAAAGCTTAATAAACAATTACAATTTTTAGTTAATATTGGCGAACAAATTGGTGGTGCTACCACACAGGGTGAAACTAATGATCATACTACTCTAATTGGTGAACTTACAAAACAAGATGAAGCAATTGCTACAGCAATGACAGCCCAAAAAACAAAAACCGATGAATTAAAAAATAGTATTGAAAGGATAATTAAAAGTTATGCTATATTACAAACTTCAAGTGGTAGCAGCAATACAAAAGTTGATGCTTTAATGGACTATTTAATTAAATTAAAGGATACTAATGCTGAAAGGCTAAACGATTTGTCTGGTGTAAATGAAAAATTAAACAACAATGAAATTAAAGAGGCTCTCAAAAAAGCTACAGCAATTGATGACAAAACCAATGCCAACCCCGCCAGTACTGATGTCGTTACTGGCACCAAAACCGCATCCCCTAGTGGCTCCAAACCCTCCGCGACCGCATCTCCTAGTGGCTCCAAACCCTCCGCGACCGCATCCCCTAGTGGCTCCAAACCCTCCGCGACCGCATCCCCTAGTGGCTCCAAACCCTCCGCCACCTCCAAACCCGCGACCGCATCCCCTA